TTTTTTTTTAGTTCAACATTTATTATCTCTTCTCAAGTTTAGTTTCAACAATAATTGGTTTAATATCCTTCCACTCAGTAATATTATTACTATCTACTGGCTTACCACCATTGAATGTACAAATAGTTATGTGTGGAGTTTTATTTACAGATACTAAAGGGAATATATTTACCTTAAAAGCCATAGCTTTATCAGATGTTCCTATTCCTATAACCTTGATTTTAAAGTCCTCATGTAATTTATCTATTAGAAAATCATGAAGATTACTATTATCCCATGTTAGTTGAGACCTATGCAATAATGTACAATGGTCCAAATACCAATTCTCAGGAAGTGTTCCCTTTATAAGGTCATTGTTGAAATCATAGTCATTTTCCCATAACCATGCTTTCAATTTGGTCTTACTCTCTTCTGTGAGAAATAAGCCATAGTATTCAAAGTTCTTCATATAATAGTTTATTAGAATTTCCTTCTTGAGCATTTCTTGATATTTACAAGGTAGAAATGTCTGACAGCCCATAACACCCTTTATAGCTTACCTATTAGCATCCTGTGTTTTCTGTATTTATTGTATTACAGCCCACACCAGACCAAAACCATTTACAATTGTGGAGCATGAGGGATTTGAACCCTCGTCTTACCAATCTTTAATAAAAGAATTTCACATGCTTACCTCTTTGATATGTGGTTGGTTATCCACTGGGGTTGAATAGAAATCAACACAATCCACCACCTTATTTCAATTTATCTCTGTTAGAAATAAGGAAACCACATGCTATGCACCTTTCTGTTTCCAAGCAAGTACTGCTCAGCCTATTTAGGCAGCAACTCTATAAGTGTTGTCAGTTAATTGTTTGTTGTCTCTCCAACTGTCTCTGCATGTTCTCTTACCAAATAATCAGCAATCAAATCCAAATTATGCCCCTTGGTAAATGGATTCATTTCATGTTGAAAGAATGTCCTAACAAAGTCAAATCAGTTTCCTATTGAAACTTAATTATAAAAGTCACGTAACTTCTTCTTTATACCTCCACATTTAAGTTTTGCATTAAGTGGTTATGGCTTGCCCATAAGCATCACATTTTGCTTTCCTTCAGGTTACCTCTGCTTATTAGAAATAGTGAGCTAAATCCCCCATTGTATCTCCACTGAGACTCGAACTCAGATATATAGTTTAGAAGACTATTGTTCTTTCCCTTGAACTATGGAGACATCACAAAAGGAGACCTATATTCACATACCAGCCTCCTGTAGCAATATTACTATTGCCCGAACTAAAATTGAGTACCCCCAAGAAGACTCGAACTTCTAATCTTTATAAATAGAGCCATTCAATATCTGTTGAATGTTTCCTCTTGATACATTATATCTCCCAGCTATTTTATACTGAGATAAATGCTCTACATTATAAAGTCTTCTAATTTCATTAATATCCTCCTTAGAAAATTGACCATGCTTATATGTTGGAACTCTTAGTCCAGTTTCAAAAGCATGTATAGTATTACCAGAAGATGTAGTCCACTCCAAATTATTTACATTGTTATTTGTTTTGTTTCCATCTTTATGATTTACTGTATCAAATCCATTAGGATTGGGGATGAAAGTAGATGCTATTAATCTATGCACAGTAAAAGTTTTACATTTTCCATCTATGCTTAAATTAACCATCATATACCCTCTTGGACCTACTCTCTGTTTCAAGTATCTATTCCTTTTAGTACTATAGATTCTTCCATCTTTTGTAGCCCAATAATTATCTCTTATTAATTTTAGTTCTTCCATAATTTTATATTTTAGTACCTCTGTAGAGAGTCGAACTCTAACTTCATCTTTAGGAGAGATGCGTGCATCCATTACACTACAAAGGCAGTTTGAGTAGCTGTGTTTCACAACATGAGCTACTCTAAAAACATAAATAAAATGAAATCCTTTATAAACACATATTTAAAATAAATCCTTGATACTTTCACCTAATATCTTGACAGCTTTAATGGCATCCTCTTGATTCTTGAAATAAACTACAATCATATCTCCAACTTGTACCATATCATAAGGACATAAGAACTTGTATTGTTTCATGTTCCTTACTTGTGGGTCACTTAACCTAATGTTTGTAAAAACTACATAAATTGTCCGTACCATTTGATTATAGTTTATTTGAATTCTTCATCGAGATGATTGAAATACTTATTTAATGTAAGTATCTCAAGCTCCTCTTTGCTAATAGTTTTATAACACACTCCAATAAGTATTAATACAAGTATAAGACCATGAAAGAAATATCCATTATCATAAATACTGTCAATACCCATCATATATAATAAGGTAACAAGAATGGTTACATATAGTAACACACCTTTTATAGTTAGTTTGAATGTCTTCATTCTCCTGCTCCTTTCTGGTCTTTCATGAATAACCATGCAAAGAATGCAATGACCATTATTACAGCCATTACATTCTCAGTATTTATCATGTCTTCCATTATCTTTTTCTTTTGTATTTATTGAACTCTTTTCTTGCAATATCACCTTTCTTAAAGGTCTGCATTGTGATGCTATTGTCTGATGCAATTACTATTGACCATTCAAAAGCATGTGTCCCAAACAGTGAAACTGTTCTACCCAATTGGTCTGTAACTGTAGCTCTCAATTCAGAACTACAATTCTCCTTATGATAATTCTTAGCCATAATTACTCAAATAATATATTTAAGATTCTTCTCCGTTTTGACAATGGTTTGGGTGTTGGATTCTGCTTTGTTGCAAATTGTCCTTCTCTTATTATTTTCCTATTTACATTTACTTGCTCCTTGCCTACAGTCATAAAACAAGCATTTGTTCTGTTATTATGATTTGGCTCAGTCAAATATTTATAATAGTGTTGAGAAACAGCTTTATAAGTTCTCCCAATTGATTGTGAGGCTTGTCTTAAAGCTCTGGATATATTATCAGGAGACTCTTTAACACAATTAATAATAATTGTATCTTCTTCTGGGGTATAAGTTCTTCTTCTGTAATTTGATTGTTCCATATATGTTTATAAGTTAATTTGTTAATAATTGAAGCACATACTGGATTTGAACCAGGGACCTTCACAACAACTACCTTTAATAATCATTGATGTGATGCTCTGACCACTGAGCTAATGTGCCTTTGATTATTGATGTTATTATATCAACCCATGTACTCTTCCTTAAATAGGCTGACTGTCTTATTAATTTTCTTTACTCAGTTAATAGATATGAGTCCCTCTGGATTGCTGGATTACCTCTTCTGTTGATAATTATGTCTTAAGTATTAACACTACTGACTTTTGTCTCAAGTAGGACTTACAGGATGCCATTCTCTACATATTATTTCATCTTTCAGGTGGATGTTTGTTTAGTCCCCTAAGTGGTCAACACTTACAATATAATACCCATCCAATATCTTATTCTTGTTAGTTATTCTAATTATATAATAGTTCTCTCTTAACACATTTTAATGGCATGTGTTCTGTCAAATGCTACTATTATTCACATCTGATTGCCTGAATTAGCCCATTGGTATGCTTACTGTGTGCTTGTTATATGCCTTTTTGTGGTCCAATTAAACTAAAAGCACTGTTTAGTCTAACAATGTAACCAGTAAATCCAGTTATTCTATTTAAACTGCCATCTAAATCCATAAGCTGTATTTTGCTTGTTTAAACAGCATGAGGATATAGCTGTCTGCTTATAACCAAGTAACCTTTCCACTTCTGTAGCACTATTAAACTCCCTTATTTCAACACCATCTAAGGTACATTGGATAACTGGTTTACTTAATTTATTAGCCATCCTTACATTCCTTGTACCATGATTACAATTGTCTTTATGCTGAACCCACTCTAAATTATCCCATCTGTTATTTAGTTTATCCTCATCTACATGATTCAATTCTAAATCTCCAGAAGGAATGGGTAAGAAATAAGCAGCTACTAACTGGTGTATGGTAAAAACTTTATATTGCCCTTCTTTGTATAACCTTACTTGAAGATAACCAAATGTATTAGGCACAGCTTTTAGCACTTTATTAGTAGTATTATTCTTAACTCTCCCCAAGGAAGAAATAGAGTAAGAGGGATATTCAACTATTACTTTCCAATTTTCCATAATGAAGTTGTATTAATGCTCAGAAGAATAGAACAGAAAGAGGGCAAATGCCCTCCTCCATTAGAATGTTGCCAACACTGGAGCACCACCTGTGCCTTCTTCATGCAGAAGCCAGAATGAGCTACCATCAGGTGCTTCAACATTTGACACCATTGGATGTGCAGGAATACCCTTCACTGCAACTGCTCCTGTCTTAGCACCAAATGTGAAGAACAGCTTGTTGGTCTTAGGATTCTGTTTCACTTGGATTTTGTCTACATGTTGAGCTGCTTTAAACTGTTCAACTGTCAATGTCTCACGGAATTTTAACTGATTGTCCATAATGTAAATGATTAAATTGTTAATGAATAAATTGTTTAACCATAGGGGGTGGAACCCCACTGGCTAAGTGATGGGGGAGGTGGGGTTGGTGTATATCCCACTCATTACTATGAATCAAAAAAAAAATTAAAAAAAAATTAAATTATTTGGATAGTATCTACTATATACTTATCTTTGACCAAAAATTAAAAGTATGAAAGAGAAGAGTTATAATTTATTTGGGAGTACTTGGATAATACAGTTTGTAGATGAAGTAGTTGATGAAAATGATAAGTGGTTATTTGGAGAAACAGAGAGTCCCTCAAGGGTAATAACTATTAGCACAAAGAAGCCTGATGGTAGTAAACTTTCAAAGGATGAAATTGAACTTACTGTCCTACATGAAATAGTACATTCTATATTCCAAACTGGACAATATATGAGTTGTGATAATGATGAACCATTAGTAGAATGGACTGCAAGATGTTTAAAAGCCTTAAAAGAACAGCATATTATATAGTCAATAGTTAAACTTTCATAAATAATAGCCCCAGATTTGGATATGTCATTTATTTTTTGTATGTTTGCACCAGAATTAGAACTATACATCTAATTTCTCCTCCAAAGAAGTCCCTTGCAGAAGTTCAGGCTTTGGAGCTGACAGGGTAGTAATCCACTTCTCCCATAAATAGGGAGCTTATTATAAAGGCTGGTATGCCTGTGGATGAGGTGAAAATCCTGCTAAAAAATGCCTTGATTATAAGTTACAGTAGCACACCTATGTATATGAGAAAAGGTTGAGGGTAAAGTGCTCTTGGGGATTAACCGCCTGTAATGAAGTATCATGGTAGGGGTACTGGAAACTTTACTCTGGCAGAGAACCAATCTGCTCAAGGGATTGTTATACACTTTAAAAAACAAACAAATATATGAAAAGAGTTATTGAAGAAGTTATAAAGAATGTAAACATTGTCAAGTGTGAAGGTGCTATCTGTGTGTCAGTTAATAGTAATGACAGGAGATACTATGCACAAGGAGTTAGCTCAAGAATGTTGGATGTAAAGAGATATAAGGTATGAATAAACTAAAAAGTAGTTTGCTTTGGCTGCGGCAGTTACCACAGAATTTGTGTGGTATAATCTATAGGTCTATATCTAAAGATAATAGAATATGTGTTATAGAGAATGATGACTCAAGAAGTGTAGGTGCTAAAGTATATTTACAAAGAGCTAAGGGTGGTGTAACTCTTGGAAAATATGTGTTTATTAATCAAGATTACACTGACAAGGAAGCAGTTATAAAATATGAATGTGGTCATGTAAAACAGAGTAAGATACTTGGTCCTTTATATTTATTAGTTATTGGTATTCCCTCTATACTACATGCCTGGCTTAATAATTATATTGGATGTTATTGGAAGAATGGAAAATACAATTATTATCATTTTTATACTGAAAAATGGGCTAATAAGTTGATGGGTATTGAATCTTGAATTAAGATTCAACCCATTATCTTAATTCACTTCTGGAGTATTTTCGTACTATCTTGAAAATAATTAGTGAAAGATTTGCATATCTCAAATATTTGACTTATCTTTGCATCATGATTAGAAGATAAGAACATTGTTCCATAGTATAATGGTTATTACACCTGATTTTGGCTCAAGTAATGTAGGTTCAATTCCTGCTGGAACAACAATAAATGCCCTGTTGGTGTAATGGAAGCACAAGACTCTTCTAAAGTTTTAGATAAGGTTCGAGTCCTTAATGGGGTACTTTTGAAGGTGGAATTTTTTTTTTGTTTCATGATTTTTAAAGAGTGGACTATCTGGTCTGTGAAGATAGGATAGTCAAAATGGTGGGTTGGACAAATTGGTTAAGTCACTGCCCTTTCAAGGCAGTCATTAGGGGTTCAAATCCCCTACCCATTACAAAATAGTCTATGTAGCTTAATGGTTAAAGTGCTGCACTGTCAATGCAGAGAACAGGGTTCAATTCCCTCATAGACTGCCCTGAACTAAGTCCTATCTCAAAGAGTTGAGTAGGCAAATGGAGAGATAACTCAGTGGGACTGGGACTTGTCTTGAAAACAAAGTGGTCATTTATTTGACTGGGGGTCGGGACCTCATTTCTCCGCATTATGGTACAGATATTTAGAAAACAAGGTTGGTGTCTCAACCCTAATGATAAGATAGTGAATGCTATCTTGAAAAGATGTGAGATTAATAATGGTGAGTGTCCCTGTCATAATACAGGAGAGGATAAGAAATGTCCATGTTCTGATTATAGAGAACATGATACTTGTCATTGTGGACTTTATTTGAAGCTGGAGGATTAACCCTAATGGTAAGGGAACTGTTTGCTAAACAGTGAGTAGTCTAAAAGGATGTATAGGTTCAAATCCTATATCCTCCGCAATATAGAGTAGTTGGGTAATTGGTCAACCCCCTGCATTTGGGATGCAGAAATTGGAAGTTCGAGTCTTCTCTACTCTACAAATGGGTCATGTAGTGTAATTGGCTAACACATCACATTTGCACTGTGAAGTTGGGGTTCAAGTCCCACATGTATCCACTGTTTCATGTTTTCATAATGTTTGTTTTTTTTTTACAGGTATTGGGCACACCTTAAGTGCCCTACACTGCTCCTTAGTTCAGTGGTTTAGAATAGTTCCCTTACAAGGAAAAGGTCATTAGTTCGATTCTAATAGGAGCAACTAAATGGGTTGTTAGCTCAATGGTAGAGCAAGAAGCTGTTAACTTCGAGGTTATAAGTTCGAGTCTTATACTTCCCGCATAATGTATCCTTAGTTTAATGGTAGAATGATGGTCTCCAAAACCATAGGTAGTAGTTCGATTCTATCAGGGTATGCTTAAATTGGTACATCTTCTAAAGGTTAGGAAACATCCCTGATAAGGATGCAATCACAGTTCAATTCTGTGTGTACCAACTCATATTCTGATATACTTCAATAGGTAGAAGGCTGCTCTCATAAGGCAGTAGTTATAGGTTCAAGTCCTATTATCAGAACTGTGTGGATAGCTTATCTGGTAAAAGTGCTTCACTGTGAATGAAGAGATAGGGTTCGAGTCCCTGCCACACCCTTTTAACTTATAATGCTGAGGTAGCACAAGTGGTAAATGCAGATGGCTTATATCCATAAGATAGTGGGTTCAAATCCTACCCTCAGTACAATTAAATGCCTCTATAGCTGAATGGTTAAAGCTGCTCCCTCTTAAGGAGAAGATTCTAAGTTCGATTCTTAGTGGAGGTACATATTCCCCTATAGCAGACAGGTGTGGGCAATAGACTTTTAATCTATGAGGTGAGGTTCAATTCCTCATGGGGGAACAAATATAATGGGTATGTTTGAAAATGCAATAAATAGTAAGAAACAAGGAGATATTGGGATGTGTTATGCAATAGCTTATTTTTCTAAAATGGGTTATACTGTAAATATCCCAATAACAGACTCTCAAGATTATGATTTAATCATAGATAGAGAAGGCAAATTACTTAAGGTTCAAGTAAAGACTACTAAATTTAAGATTAGAGATGGAGTATATCAAGTATCCTTAAAGACATGTGGTGGAAATAGAAGTGGTCAAACTATAAAGAACTTTAATGAGAATGGAAGTGATTTACTATTTGTCCTAACAGATGAAGGAACAACATACTTAATACCTAAAGAAGATATACACTCTAATACTTGTATTAACCTTAATACTACTTTAGAAGAATATAGAGTTTATCTATAATGGGAGTACTGCTCTGATGGTGGAAGGGCACAGGTCTGTAAAACCTGCACATAAGAAACTCAGTAAGTTCGACTCTTACTACTCCCACTTTTATAAGCAAAGTTAATTCTCAGACATGCCATCAGTCAAGGGAATCAGCTCATTGCAAGAGCAATACAAGTTAGCACTTATAAAGATGGCAAATGGAAACTTAGCAAAGGTGGTCTATGCGGGGGACTGAAAATCCTTAGATAATGGTTCAACTCCATTAGTTTCCACAGCTTATAATGCCCCTTTGGTGGAATTTGGTAGACACTCTGGATTTAGGCTCCAGTGCGAAGTAATAGTAGTGTAAGAGTTCGAGTCTCTTAGGGGGTACAAAAAAAAATATGCAGATTTACTTGCATATATAAATTATAATACATATCTTTGTAACATCAAATTAAAACAACATGATAGATACATTTGGAGATAATCTGTTAGAAGGTTTTGAATATGAATCTCCTTCACATGAAGGAAATCAATTTAAAGACTTTCTATGTGTACTTGAAGGATTCAAGACTAAGTTTAAGAATCTTCATTGGTCAGCATATAGTAATTCAATCCATGTAAGAATTGATGAACTTATTGATGAAATATCTGATTATCAAGATATTCTTGCAGAAGAAGTTCAAGGTATTCAAGGACAGCTTGAACCAAACTTCCTTAAGGGAACTAACTTTGATTTCACTTGTCCTCATGAAGCAATTGATAATCTGATAAGTAGAACTGATACCTTCTACACTAAATTACCCCAGTCTTCTAACTTTGCTGGAGTTAGAAGTGAATGTGAAGCCTTCATTACTAATCTTCACAAGTATAGATACTTGTTTGAATTATGTAGAAAGGGTACAATGGATTAAGATAGCCTCATAGTCCAATGGTCAAGAGACAGTAGATTTAAGCTCTACCCAGTGAGGGTTCGACTCCCTCTGGGGCTACTATGCTTCTTTGATATAAAGGTTATTATGCTTCACTTGTAATGAAGTTATATAGGTTCGATTCCTATAAGAAGCTCAGCAAGTTACTAAAAGCTGCCATTCATACAGTGAGAGAGTAACATCCTGTGCTACTATGAATACCTTATGGTGTAGATGATAGGAGGTTCCAGCTAAGCTGAGACTGGAAAAGTTAGAGTACCAATAGCAAATCTCTAACAAACGCAGGTATAGTATAAAGGTTAGTACAATAGACTTCCAATCTTTTGGTGAGAGTTCGATTCTCTCTATCTGCTCTTGCAAGTTGGTGAAAATAGAAATCACATTAGGCTCATAACCTAAAGTTCCTGTGCAAGTCAGGGCTTGCCCCCAATTAAACTAAGAAATATGAAAGAGGAGAAGACATTAATCACTTGTATTATAGGCTCTACAGTTAGAGAAGTAATCAAGCAAGCTCAAGAGCTTGAAATTAGAAGAGAAGATATAGTAAGTATGTTTCCTTTAGGAGGGCAGATTTACTTAGTATTTTATGAGTAAAAACAACTGGCATTATGGAAGAGAAGAAGACAAAAGAACCTCAGTACAATGAACCTAAGATGATGTTGCAGCTTGCTGTTTATAGTGCTGTTGGTAAATACAAGAGTATTAGAAGAGCTATCAGAAAAGGTCATGTAACATCTTGGGGAGAGGAAGTCCCAAAGAGACCTTTCAATAATAGAAAGAGGACCCTTGGTAGGGAGTTACAGATTACTAAAGAGAAAATTTATGGAGAACTTAAGTATAGAAACCAAGCCAGTTGAGCTTGAGACTCCCAAGGAAGAATATAATAATATACCAGTTGTATATTGTAAACATTGTCTATCATTAGCAATAAGAAACTCAGATGGCATAGATTACTGTGACAAATGTGGTGGAACTGAAACTGGTGAGGCACACATACATGAATGGGAGAAAATGTATGCACAGAAGTATGGAGGAAATTATGTAAACAGATAATAAAGATGGAAGAGAAGAATAACATGAAAGTTGTAAAGGGAGGCAAAGACACTCCAGAAGTGAGAAAGCTAAGTTATGAGGAACTGGAGAATACTGCACATCAGTTGTCTGAACAAAGTAGACAGTTATATATGCAGAATCAGAAGTTGAATCAGGCTTTACAGGAGTCTAATCTTGCTAACTTCTATGAAAGATTGAAGTGGTTATGGACAGTAATTACCTCTACTACACCTTATATCTCAGAAGAGTTCAAGCAGAAGTGTGGTGCAGAATTTGAAGTACTAATGACTCAACCTGAACAAGAACCTGAGGAAGAAGTAAAGGAAGGAGAATAAACTATGGCTAAGCAAGTGGATTCAATAGTTAGGATTCCTTGCAAGGTAGATGGTAAGTTCTTTAGATATTGGTTCGAGTTTCTCACCCCATTCCATAATCTCACTGAAAGAGAGATGGATGTCATAACATCCTTTGTGAAGCAAAGATATGAGCTTAGTAAGGTTATAAAGGATAATGAGATACTTGATAAGGTTACTATGAGTGAAGATACTAAGAAGAAAGTAAGGGAAGAGTGTGATATATCTCTTCCTCACTTTCAGGTCATCATGGGTAAGTTAAGAAAGAATAAGGTCATCATTGATGGGAAGATAAACCCAAGATACATTCCATCAGTAGATGAAGAGAATGGTTCATTCAAGATGATGTTATTATTTGATTTCTCATGATATACTCAGAAGCAATAAAACAGGTATCCATAGAACTTGGATTACCACCACAAGTGGTGAAGGAAGCCTATGAGTCCTATTGGACTTTTATTAGGAATAACATCAAAGCCTTGCCTCTAAAGGAAGACCTAAGCAAAGAGGAGTTTGATAAGTTGAGAACCAATTTCAATGTTCCATCATTAGGTAAATTATCAGTTACCTATGATAGGTTTATAGGAATCAAGAAAAGATTAAAATATTTAAATAAGCTAAAAGATGATTACAACAATAAAGAAGGTGAAGCCCATGTTCAATAACATGGTAGTCACTTTAAATAAATATCCTGCTGACCTAAAGACTACTGGTGGTATTATAGATAGTACCAGAGCTGGTTCAGTAAAAGAATATCAGACAGTAGTAGCTGTTGGACCAATGGTAAGAGGTATTGAAGTAGGAGATATAGTATATATCAATCCAAAAAGATATGCAGTAATGCAACATAAACCCGGCTCATTGCAAGATGGTGTTATTAAAGATAATCCTGTAGTAGGATATAAGTTTGACATCATAGAGATTGATGGAGTTGAACACATGATGATTCAAGATGGAGATGTAAAATTTGTAGCAGAGATTGAGGAGTTTGAAGAAAATCCAACTATTGTTACAGATATACCTAAAATAGAACTTAACTAATATAAGGCTCTGGCTCTTTATGGGGCTGGAGCTTTTTTTTTTAATCTAAAAAGATTAGTCATGAAATTAGTAAAACTTGATAATTACCAGATAGAGTTTGAGCCTGAGTTACTTCTCTTAAAACCATTCAAGAGAGTGTGGACAATGGATAGAACTAAGGATAAAAATAAATTTATGGAATTCCTTACTATTCTTTATTTTGTTTATGACTCCAGAAGTGAGTTTAATTATATAACAGATGAGGATGAGAGGATTAAAGAAGTATGTTCTCTAAATGGATTTGATATACCAAAATTCAATAAGGATGAATTAGATTGTATAACAATTTATAAGAAATCTATTATTACTACTTCTTCTTTGCTATTGGAAGATACAAGAGTAGCCATAGACAATATAAGACAATTTCTCAGAAATGTTGATTTAACAGCTACAGATGATAAGGGTAAGCCTTTATATACTGTAAACAATATTACTACTGCTATAAAACAGATTCCACAATTAGCTAAGGACATAATGGAGACTGAGAAATTGGTGGCTAAGGAGATTGAAGAAGCAGGTAGAGCAAGAGGTAATCAAGGCACAAAGACATTAATGGATGATGGAATATTAGTATGAAAGATATAATAGAAGGACTAAATGTATGGTGGGAATCTCAACATAAGAAAGGTTATTATATACTAAGGACATATACTGAATCTGGAGTAGTAAAGGCTATTAAAACACATAATGTAGAAGTATATTATACTTGTGATAAACAAACCAAATTAGCTTTTTCTTTCAAATATTCTTGTAGAGAAGTCACTGAAAGTGGACATAATAAAACTTTAAATAAACTTAAAGCTCTATTAACATCTTCTCTTCTGGAGTATATTTACTCTTTAAAATAGATATTTTATGGAATTTAATATATATCAGTCCTCAATAGAGGACTTACACATTGACAAAGAGAATCAGGAAATACAGGACCAGTTTTATGAGTTTATAAACAATATCCCATATATAAGAAATCTGATTTCTCCTAACAGAAAATATGCTAAAGATTTACCAAGAGACAATGATAATAAGATAATTATAGACTTGACTAATCCTCACATACTTGTTGATATGGATTATTTTAGACCTACTGCAATCCATTATAGTAAAACAGGAAAAGTCTCAAGTTTAAGACCTAACCCCAATCCTAATAGTGAATATGGAAAATGGATAAGAGAGGAGGTTAGAAGGTGTAATGAAGGTTATATAAGAGAATCTGATGGAGAATGGATTACAGGAGACTATTATTTTTTCCTTAATTATTGTCCTATACTATTATCAAAAATACAGGAAGGAAGTAAGAAGGCTCTTAGAGTTTGGGATTTCCCAGAGGTTTGGGAAGGTCATTACTTGAAGTTTCATTATATAAAGATAGCCAGAGATAATGGACATCATGGTGCTGAATTGGCAAGTAGAAGTAAAGGTAAGTCATTCTCATTGGCAGCTATGATTGCCAAGAGGTTTTTATTAGGAGAATCCAAGGAGGTTAATAGAGAAGTAAAGAGTCTTGTTACTGCATATCAGAAGGAGTATCTTACTAAGGATGGAATCCTTAACAAGTTTCAATCCTATATAGATTTTTGTGCACAAAATACTCAATTTCCAGCAAGAAGACTAAGAAGTTCTCTTCAAGATATGAACTGGAAAATGGGTTATATAGACCTTGATACTAATACCCAAAAAGGAACATTAAATGAAGTTATTGGAGTGTCAAGTAAGGATGATGAATCAAAGTTGAGAGGTAAAAGAGGTGTTCTGATTGCTGTAGAGGAATTTGGTAGTTTCCCTAATCTGTTAGGATTGTATGGAACCTTAAGACCTTCTGTAGAAGAAGGTGATGCAGTATATGGCATAATTTACTTACAAGGTACAGCAGGTGATGATGAATCAGACTTTGCTGCTGCTCAAGAATTGATGTATAATCCTTTAGGTTATAATATACAGGCTATTCCTAATGTATATGATAAAGAAGGTCAAGGCAGAAAATACTTCTCTTATTTTTTCCCAGGCTACCTTAACAGGAAAGGATGTTATAATAATAATGGAGTGTCTGATGTTACAAAAGCTCTTTTGGAGATATTAAAGAATAGATACTTAGTTAAGTACAATTCAACAGATATAAAAGCTATAACTAAAGCTATATCTGAAATTCCTATTACTCCTCAGGAAGCTATTTTAAGGACCAAAGGTAATCTATTCCCTATAACTGCTCTTAATGAGAGATTAAATCAGCTTGATAATAATATAAATGAATATGATGATGTTTATGTAGGAAATCTTGTATTCAATAGTAAGAATGAAGTGGAGTTTCTACCAACAACAGAGTTGCCTATTAGAGAATTCCCATTAAAAGATAATAAAGCAAAGGGGGCTATAGAAATATTCCAGATGCCTGAGAAAGATAGAAATGGTAAAGTGTTTAATAACAGATATATAATGGGTAATGACCCTGTTGATGATGATTCTTCAAATACTTTATCTCTTACTTCTACCTTTGTTCTTGACTTGTGGACTGATAAGATTGTAGCTGAATATACAGGTAGACAAGACTTTGCAGATGATAACTTTGAAATTGTCAGGAAACTCTGCATATTTTATAATGCAAGATGTCTATATGAAAACAACAAAAAGGGATTATTTGCTTATTTTAGCAAGATGAATTGTTTATATATGCTCGCAGATATTCCTGAATATCTTAGGGACAAAGAAATGGTAAAGGGACAATTGTATGGTAATAAAAGTAAGGGTTATAATGCTACTCAATCTATAAATAATTATGCTAATATTCTTATCAGAAATTGGTTACTTAAACCAGTAACAAAGATAGTTATTGAAGATAATGAAGAAAAAGAAATCACTGTATCTAATCTGTATAATATAAGGAATAGGGCACTATTAAAAGAACTTATACTCTTCAATCCTGATATAAATGTGGATAGGGTGAGAGCATTAGGAGCTTTAATGCTGTATAGAGAAGAAAAGATTATCCTATATCAAGGAAACCCTTCAAGAGACTCAGAAGAAGTACCAAAGGATTATTTAGGGAATGATAAGTTCTTTACTGAGAATTACAGGGTAGTACAAGCCCCTTTCCAGAAACCCAGTAAATTTAGTACAGAAGATGCAATTAGATAAACAAATCACTTATGTGCTTGACTAAATGAACTTTTTTACTTACTTTTGCAGATAAAAGATGATAATTTTATAACCTATAAGTAAAAATTTAATATGGAAATTGATAAATCAATCCTATTAACCTATAAGACAAATACTACTTATAGGTTAATAGATAATAAAGAAAGGGGGACTTATGGAACTTAATTTCCCAAGACAAATGCTTCCCTTCTCTAAGAAGACAAAGCAATGGAGGAAGGAGTGTGTTATCTGGGCTTCACAGAAAACCTTTTTTAATTACAGCCTTGTAAGAAAATCTGTTATTCATAAAAAAATAAATTATGATTTATTAAATGGGAGACTTCATATGAGTGATATGGAGTTGATATTAAATCCTGACAATATAAAAGCTGCCTATATACCAGACAGAATTTCCCACTTCCCAATAATGAACAGTAAATTAAATGTACTTAGAGGTGAGGAAAGTAAGAGAGTATTTGATTTTAAGGTTGTAGTAACTAACCCAAATGCTATCTCAGAAATAGAGGATAATAAGAAGAATGAGCTATTACAAAGGCTTCAAGAAATGATAACTGACACCTCAATATCTGAGGATGAATACAATATCAAACTTGAGAAACTAAATGACTATTATACCTATGAATGGCAGGATATAAGAGAGGTAAGAGCAAATGAATTGCTTAACCATTATATCAAGGAATATGATATTCCTCTTATATTCAATAATGGTTTCATGGATGCAATGACATGTGGTGAGGAAATCTATCAATGTGATATTGTAGGTGGAGAACCAGTCATTGAGAGAGTGAACCCATTAAAGATTAGGATATTCAAGTCTGGGTACAGTAATAAGGTGGAAGATGCTGACATGATAATCCTTGAGGATTATTGGTCTCCAGGTAGAGTAATAGATACATATTATGATGTATTATCTCCAAAGGACATAAAGTATATTGAAACTATGCCTGATTACATAGGTCAGGGAGCTGTTGACCAGATGGATAATATTGATGAAAGATATGGATTTGTTAATCAGAATATGATTGGTGATGAAATAACTGTTAGAGATGGAACCTATTTCTTTGACCCAGCTAATCTATTTACAGAAGGTATTGCAAATTCACTCCTTCCTTATGACTTGGCAGGTAATCTTAGAGTGCTGAGATTATACTGGAAATCAAAGAGGAAGATACTTAAGGTCAAATCTTATGACCCTGAAACTGGTGAGGAAGAATGGAACTTCTACCCTGAGAATTATGTAGTAAATAAGGAAGCAGGAGAAGAAGTACAATCATTCTGGGTTAATGAAGCATGGGAAGGAACTATGATTGGCAATGAAATATTTGTCAATATGAGACCAAGATTGATTCAATATAACAGGTTGAATAATCCTTCAAGATGTCACTTTGGTATTGTAGGTTCAATCTATAATCTTAATGACAGCAGACCTTTCAGTTTAGTGGATATGATGAAGCCATATAACTATTTATATGATGCTATTCATGATAGATTAAATAAGGCTATTGCTTCAAACTGGGGTTCTATCTTAGAGCTTGACTTATCTAAAGTTCCTAAAGGATGGGATGTTGGTAAGTGGATGTACTATGCAAGAGTAAACCATATTGCAGTTATAGATAGTTTCAAGGAAGGTACTATAGGAGCCTCTACAGGTAAGCTGGCAGGTGCTCTTAATAATGCTGGAAAGGGAATGATTGAGACTAATATAGGTAACTATATTCAGCAACAGATTAACCTTCTTGAGTTTATTAAGATGGAAATGGCTGATGTTGCAGGTATATCTAAGCAAAGAGAGGGTCAGGTTTCATCAAGAGAGACTGTAGGTGGAGTTGAGAGAGCTACTCTTCAATCAAGTCATATTACTGAATGGTTATTTACTATTCATGATGATGTAAAGAAAAGAGCTTTAGAGTGCTTCTTAGAGACTGCAAAGGTAGCTTTAAAGGGAAGAAACAAGAAGTTCCAGTATATATTATCAGATACATCTACAAGAGTAATGGAGATTGATGGTGATGAGTTTGCTGAGGCTGATTATGGTTTAGTTGTAGATAATAGTAATGGAACTCAAGAGCTTCAACAGAAGTTAGATACTTTGGCTCAGGCTGCATTACAGACTCAAACTTTATCATTCTCTACTATCACTAAGCTCTATACATCTTCAAGTTTAGCTGAAAAGCAAAGACTAATTGAGAAAGATGAAAAACAGATTAGAGAAAGACAAGCACAGGCTCAAAAGGAACAACTTGAAGCTCAACAGCAAATAGCTGCTATGCAGCAACAACAGAAAGAGGCAGAACTTCTCCAGAAGGAAGAAGCTAATATAAGAGATAATCAGACTAAGATAATAGTAGCTCAGATACAATCAGAAGGAGGACCAGATGAAGAAGATGGAATTATGATTGATGATTATAGTCCAGAGGCTAAAGCTAATCTTGCTGAGAAGATAAGAGAGTTTGATGAAAAACTTAAACTTGATAAGGACAAATTGAAGCTGGATAAGAAGAAAGCTGAAACTGATGCAAGTATAAAGAGACAAGCTCTAAGAAAGAAAAGTAGTACAACTAATAAATAAAAGATATGAAGACACTAAGAACTTTGAAGATAAGCCCTAATGCACCTGATATTAACTCAGTGTGGCTGTATAAAGGTACAATGAAGTACTTTAATAATGGTGAATGGGAGACTATAGGTGGTGGAGCAACTTCTGTAGATTGGGATGATATAACTAATAAACCAGACTTTGCTACAGTAGCTACAAGTGGAAGTTATAATGACTTATCAGACAAACCTACTATACCTCCAGCTTATACTTTACCTGCTGCAACTACAAGTGCAATAGGTGGTGTAAAGAAAGCTACTAATGTGGGTAATTTAGCTACTGGAGCTGAATTAGCAACAGTAGTTACTCAGGTTAATGCAATTCTGTCTGCATTAAAGGTGGCAGATATAATGGTTGAAGATGCAAACTAATATACTATGTTTTTTACACAAGAAGATTATAGAAAAATAGAGAAGTGGCTATTAGCAAATAGTGTTAAAGATACTGAGTTTGCTGGAGCTTCTCTACCTCTTAAAGGTAATGAGACAGTAGCATTTGTACAAGATGGTAAGAATGTTAATGTACTCTTGAAGGATTTGATAGAACAAATCTTTCTATTAGGAGTATCAGACTTTCTTAATGTTACAGATAAGTATGGTGAATCAAGGATTAGCCTTACTCAAGCTATTCAACTAATACCTTATAAGAGTAGAAAGATTGGTCAAGTTATTACCTTTCTTGATGAAGATGGAGAATGGAAACTATTTCAATTTCAAGGAGAAAGGGTGAATCAATGGAATAATGCAACTTTATGGGTTGATTTAATTAAGAGAATACAAGGTATATCTATTATAGATAGTGAAGATATAACAGCTACTGTAGATAACTTGAATCAAACTTCCTTAACATTTGCAGATAAGAACTATAATACTACTGACTATTCAGGTTTAGGTAGAGTGTATCTTAGAAAGAATATACAAAGGGTTCAGAATCCAAATACAGGTATATTCTATAATACTAATTTGCTTACTCAGCAAATGCTGGTTAAAGAAAATACTATCTATATTGTGCAATACAGTTATAGTCTAAATAGGCAAACTATATCTATCCCAGAAGGTTCAGTACTGTTATTTGAAGGAGGTTCTATAAATGATGGAACTGTTAATTGTAATGGTACTACTATTGTAGGTAAGTTTGGTGGAAATGCTACTATTGCAGGTACTTATAGTTTCCAAGATGCTCAAGCTGATGAAGAGGATATAACACAGAATCAATCATCTGTTTTGAAGTTCAAGGATAAAGAGTATGATGAAGCTAAATTTAGTGGATTAGGTAGAACTTACTTAAGGAAAAATATAGTGAATGGGGTTAATATACTAACTCAGAATATGATTAACAATCCTAATACTATATACCATATTCAGTATGATTATAACTTAAGTGGTCAGACTATTACTGTTCCAAATGGATGTGTATTGTTATTTGAAGGAGGTAGTATAAGTAATGGTACATTAAAAGGTAGTAGTACTATAATATTAGGTGAAACAAATCATATTTTTATAAACTTAAATGTACTTGGAACATGGGGTAACTCCTTTAAGCTTAGTTACTTTAATAAACCAGAACTAAATTATAATTCATTTATTGATATACAAAAAGGAATTAATGCTATAGCCAATACTCCTAATAAGTTTATTATTGATATAGATTGTTGGGGAAGTAGTTTTGTATTTGTTCCTTCAAATACTCATATATTAATAAATAGTACTATAACTAAGACAGCCCCTGAAGGAGGATTTAGCATATTTCCTAAAAATGTTGATACTGGGGGGTTTGATTCTATTAAAAATGTTATTATTGAAGGTGATGGTATTTTAGACCAAAATACGAGAAATACAAATGATGTATCAGCTTCATTTATAAGATGCTACCATGCTTCAAATATTACTATTAAAAATTTAACATTTAAAGATTCAGCTAACTATCATTATATTGAGTTAGGAGCAGTAGACAAAGTACTTATTGATGGATGTTCATTTTTAGGTCACAGATATGTTACAGACCCTTCTCTGCCTGCAAAACAGCATAGAGGGGAGTGTATTCAACTTGAATACACTGAATCTGATTCATTAGAAATTAAAAAGGATTACTTGGAATGTAGAAATGTATCCATAACTAATTGTTTATTTGATGGGATGTACCATTTTGAAAATAATCAGAAAGTTTACGATACTTATAATAAGACTGCTATTGGTTGCCACTCAGATACAGTAGATAGGGTAGAAAGAAATCCACATTTCAATATAACAATTGCTAATAATACCTTTGAAAATATACAAGACTTATGTATAGGGGCAAGGTATATGAATAATTCAAAGTTTGTTAATAACAAAGCTTTTAATTTAAAAGGAATGTTTGTAGGAGGAGCATTTGCAAACCCAGACTTACTTAAAACTTATTATAATTTTGACAATTCTGTAATTAGTGGAAATGAGGTGTATTATGATACAACTTTAACAGAAATTGTTGAAATTCCAGCTATAAGTGATATAACAAGGAAAGTAAGAGGAGCTATAGAATTGTATGGGTGTAATAATACTATCATAGAAGATAATAGTATATATAATTCCCCAATACATGTCTTATATATAGCAAATTCTCCAAATACTACTATAAAAGGTAATACTTTTGAAGGGTGGAACACTATAGATAAGAATAATGGAGCACTTTCATACAGTGGAAGATGTTTCTTTATCGCTGATGAAAATATAACAGAAGGAACAGTAAGAGATTATACATCAAATTTATCAATTTCTGGTAACTTTGTAAGAGACTCTTATACAGGCTTAGAAGTAAGAATCTTTTATAGGAATAGAGAGTCTTTAGATACTACATTGTCTATAATAGGTAATGTGGTAGAAGTTCCTAAGGGAGTTTGGGATTTGTATGGTTTCTCTATGTTGGAGAATACTATAATATTTGATGACTATTCAAGACCTTATTATCCTCCTGAAGATAAAGGTATATATTTTCTTGAAGACAATAAATTTATAGTATGGGATGGAGAATTGTGGAGAAACTCTGATGGTACTTGGATTAATAGAGTAACAATAATCTAACTAAATAAAGTAGTATTTGACATATAAGTCAAGTACTACTTTTACTTGCATATATGAGAACTTTTACTTATATTTGCAGATAATAAAATATAAAATATATGGCAATACAAGATAAATTTAATAAGCCTAATGTTATTTATAAGATAACTAAGGATATAGACCTTGAAGGAGATACTCTTACTATACCCGCAGGATGTACACTTGATTTTCAAGGAGGGTCATTTACTAATGGCAATATAGTATTTAATAATACTAAGCTAATGGGAAGTATAAATTTCTCCTCAAGTATAACTCCCTCAGGAGAAATTGATATGCCAGAGGTAAATGTTAAATGGTTTGGTGCTAAAGGTAACGGAGTAACTGATGATACAAAAGTTCTTAACTGGGCATTTAATATTAAAAATCCTATATTAATTCCTAATGGGATATATAATATAACTAATTTGGTATTTGAATCAAATGTGTACTCAAAAATAATTAGAGGAACTGATTTTTACCTAAATAATTATTATAGAGGGGTAGTACTTAATCATAAAGGTTCAGGTAAAATGCTTGAATTCAAAGATGATAGTAGTGTTATAACTATTGAAAATATTATATTCAATGGTAATGCTGATACAACTTACGCAATCTATATAAATGATGATAAATCAACTACTTTTTTTAGTTTAAATAATTTTGCGATAAGAGGTACTACTAATAGAGAAATGAGTGGAATAAGATTTGGTCAGGGTTATGCAATAAGCTTAAGTAACTTTGAACTCGAAAATCTTAATGTAGCCTTAGTTACAGAAAGAAACAATGTAAATTGGTTAACACCTATTTCCATAGGTGGAAATTCTAAATCCTATATAATAAGATGTAATAAAGTATTCAGTTTTCAAACTGGTTCTGGCATTCATTTCAATCAAGTACTCATGGAAGCTTGTGACTTATTGGGAGATATAACTACTCCTGAATCAAGCACTACTGGTTCTATGAAAATCTACTTCTCTCAGTGTTATATTGAAAATATAGGCACTGACGATAATGGGTACAAATGTACTATAACTGGTACTAATAACATGAATCCCACAGTAGTATTCAGTGAATGTGATTTCTATGCAGCAAAACAACAAATGTTTACCATCACCAAAGGTTATCTAACATTTAATAAATGTACTGGACTCGATTTGAGAGATGGTAAAGTTGATGGTTCTACTATTATTGGAGACAATAACCAGAATTACTATACAGCTTACTCTATAGCCTATAATGATTATAAAGCTAACTATACTGAACTATATAACAGGCATATTACAAATAATAACCATGCTACTGTAGAAAAGAGAGTTTTGGGTTTACCAGATTTATATGATTCCTATGTAGGTGGTGGTGCAATTACGGAACTTGTAACAGTCTCAAATATTGCAGCCTCAGAACTTACACAAGATGCTGTCATTAAGATACCTATATTGCAAGTACCAACTCAGTCTGCTACAATGTTCAAAGCTACAGTATTTCTACAAGGATTAAGTTCCTCTGCTCAAAATAGTGTCATTAATGGTAGAATTGATGAAGTTTATCAAGGTATTGGTCTTAACTTGGGAGAGTCCTTAATCCAATCTACTAATAAATACAAATCAAATGATAGATTTACAGTTGTTTATAAACAGTCTGTTACAAATTCTTTATATACTTTATATATAGAAGTCACAGTAGCAGAAAAAATGACTACCGATATTAGAATTACATCCCATTTTGAATTTAGTTCTGTAAGATATGTATTAAATACCCCTAAATACTGGGGTCTAACAACAGTTAGACCAACCTTAGATGCTTCTATGGTAGGATTTAGATATAGAGATGTTAATCTTACAAAATGGATTAAGTGGAATGGAACAGCTTGGGTTAATTTAGATGGAACAACTTTATAAGATAAGATATGAAAGATATACAACAATTAATTAAAAAGAATAGTCAAGAGGGAAGATATGAAGACATCTTCCCTAAGACTTTTATTGATGCAGTCTTAGATAAGGAAAGTGGGGTAACATTGACAGATATACTTGCAATGTTTAATATGCTATTCTTATCTTATAATGGTAGTAGAAGTCAAACAAGGCTACAAGTTCCTTCCAGCCTTAGAAGGGAAGGGTTATGGGTTACTTATGTCTTATATGATAAGACAGTAGTTACTGAATGGTATAGTGCAGAAGCTATTGATGATACTACCTTTGGAGATAGTGCAAACTGGAGAGATGGTAGTAATGCACTTGTAGGTGATATATCTATATCCTCAGATGGGTATTGGGTAATCAATGGAGAAGTTACTAACATTAAAGCACAGGGAGAAGCTGGTATTACTCCTATTCTTAGGGTAGGTTCTAATAATCACTTACAAGTTTCATATACTAATGGTAGTAGCTATGTAGATGTATCCTCTAATCCTGTGTTTACTCAGTTTAGAGTAAGCAATAATAAGCTTGAGCAATCTGTTGACTTAGGTCTTACTTGGACTGTAGCCTCTGATTATATTGCAGCATGGTTTAGATTTACAGGAACTACTGGTAGCAGCCAAGCTGATAATGTCGGTAAGATACAGATTAGTAGAGATAATGGTGCTACATGGTCTGATTTAAGTGGAGAATTTACTAACAGTTTACATATTAAAGGGTATGTAGCTACTGTAGGTACTCTTCCTTCTACTGCTGTTCAAGGTGATATTTATGGTGTTGGTCCTACTTATGACCCAAGTGATACTGAACATACTAATCCTATCTATCAATTATATGTTAAAAACAGTACTGGATGGGTTGATAATGGTAAATTTACATCTATAGCTGCTGGTGTAGTTCAAGATACTGGAAATAGTGAAACTGCGGTAATGAGCCAAAAAGCTGTAACTAATTCTTTAAGCTCTAATTATAAAAACTTTAGAGGCACTACAGATAGCAGACCTACTTTAACTGAGGATGATTCAGGATTTCCATTTTATGATACTACTTTAAAAAAGTATATTTGTTGGGATGGAAATGTTTGGACTAACTTTGATGGTAGTGCTCTTACTTAACTAATATTTTAGTAGTACAATCAATAAATCACTTATACTATTGTATGAGTGATTTATTTTTAATATGTTTGCATAATAATATAAGGGAAGAGGATATGAAGAAGTACATAATAATCCTTATTCTAATATTGATAGGAGCTGTGGCTTACCTATCATATCAGAATAAACAATTGACTACTAAGTATGAAACTTCCATTGAGAATGTTAAAGCCTATGATGCTCAATTGAGTGGACTTGAAGGTGATAATAGAGTATTAAAACTAACAGTTGAACAGCTTAATTACTTCAATGATTCTATCATTAAGAAGATGAAAGTGGTCCAGAAGGAATTAGGAATAAAGGATAAGAGATTACAGCAGCTTCAATATGAAGCAAGTCATGCACAAAGGAATGATACCATCACATTGACTGATACAATCTTTAGAAATGACTTTAGTCTTGATACTATAGTGGGAGATAAGTGGTTTAAAACTAATCTTCATTTAAAGTTCCCAAGCACTATAGCACTTAGTCCTGAGATAGAATTAGAAAGATATACATTCATAAATGGTAAAAGGGAGACTGTGAATCCACCAAAGAAATTCTTCTTATTCAGGTGGTTCCAGAAGAAACATACAGTAGTAGAAGTGAATGTAAGGGAAATGAACCCTTATGTTAAGAACAAAACTCAAAGATTTATACAAATAATTGAATAGTTATGATTGAAAGTGGAATACTTATTACAGCATTGATAGGTATTGTGACCACATTTACTTCGGGATTTACTGCATGGTTCTTTGCAAGAAAGAAGTATAATAGTGAGGTTGACAATAACCTAATAAATAACATGAAGGAATCATTGGATTTCTATAAGAAATTATCAGATGATAATAGAGAAAGACTTGATGAGGTCCTTAAGAGAAATGATAATCTTGAGGAGGAAGTCAAAGAATTAAGGCAACAGGTGATGTCCTTAATGACAAGTATATGTACTGATTTATCTTGTCAGATAAGGAAGGGGAATTATGAGGAATTATTAAATAAAAAGAGTATATAATATGAAAAGAGTACTTAATCTTGGCAAGCTTTCAAGAATAGTTGAAGGAGACCCAAATGAAGTGACTAATGATGAAATATTGGTTATTAGAGACAACAACAATGAGGATAGAATATCTGATATTCAGGTAAGACTTAATGGGAAACTTACATCTGTTCTTACAGAGAAGTTCTCCTTTGCAGTCTTCCCTACTCCAAGTGATGCAACAGTTTTGATTAATGGAAGTACTACCAATCCTACTGTAGTAGATAAGAATTCTAAGGTTACATGGTCTGTAGCTAAAACAGGTTATGTTACACAAAGTGGTACTGATGTTGCTGAGAATAATATTAGAAAGAACATTGTTTTAGTTGCTAATCCATGATATTAACACTTAAAAGAACATTCAAAGGACCTAAGTACACAATAGGTAAGCTCTATATAAATGGTGTTTATGAGTGTGATACTTTAGAGGATACTGACAGAGGTCTCCATGAAACACAATCTCTTCTGGAGATACAGAGTAAGAAGGTCTATGGACAGACAGCAATTCCTTATGGAACTTACAAGATTGATATGAATACTGTAAGCCCCAAATTCAAGGATAGGTCATGGGCTAAATTCTGTGGAGGAAAGTTACCCAGACTTATAGATGTGAAAGGATATGAGGGGGTACTAATCCATGTTGGTAATAAAGCTGAGGATACTTTAGGTTGTATCCTTGTTGGGGAGAATAAAATAAAAGGGCAAGTTATTAATAGCACAGCTACCTTTCAGGAGTTATATTCAGTTATGCTGAAAGCAAAACTCCTTGGAGAGGAACTTAGTTTAACAATAGAATAGGAGAGATTATTATGGCAAAGACTTGCAAATCAGGTGGAAAGATGCCACCTAAAGGTGGAAAGAAACTTACAAAGAAGTAGAAATGGGAAGGGTGTAGTATTATTACTATACCCTTATCTTTTGGCAGTAAATAAGTAATTTATTTATAGAGTTGCAAGAGTCTCACTTACTATGTTGTAGAAGTCATAAACTCCTACTATCTTTGCATCAGTTTAATAACTAAAGGAGTAGAAATATGATAGGAGAATTAAGTGAAGACCTCATTATGACAGGGGATGAAATAGATGTAGAGAATCTATTTTCTGATGATGGGGGTGAAGAAGAAACACAGGTAACTCCACCTGCCCCAAAGGAGAAAGAAGACAAAGAAAATGAAAAAACTACTGAGGAAGAAGAGATAAATCCTGATGATTTATTTGATAATCCAGAGAGCGTAGGTAGTGGAAAAGATAATCAAGAAGAAGAGGAAGATACCCAATCTGAAAAGGACAAAGGTACTTCTCCCAAAACTAACTTCTACTCTTCCATTGCCAGTGCCTTGAAAGAAGAAGGTATCTTCCCTGACCTTGATGATGATACATTAAATGGTATCAAGACTCCAGAAGATTTTGCAGAAGCAGTTGAAAAGACTGTTCAAGCAAGGTTAGATGAAAGACAAAAGAGAATTGATGCTGCATTACAAGCTGATGTAGAACCAGATGAAGTAAGAAGGTATGAACAAACCCTTGCTAATTTGGATGCAATCAAGGAGGAATATATAACTGATGAAACTGAAAAGGGTGAAAGATTGAGAAAGAACTTAATCTATCAAGACTTTAGGAACAGAGGTTATAGTGAAGCCAGAGCTAAGAGAGAGGTTGAGAAATCTTTCAATGCTGGCACAGATATTGAAGATGCAAAAGAGGCATTGGAAAGTAACAGAGAATACTTTAGCAATCAATATCAGGACTTAATCAAGGAAGCTCAAGAAGAGGCAAAAGAAGAACAAAGGAAAATTAAAGAAGAGGCTGCACAATTAAAGAAATCAATGCTTGAGGACAAGGAAGTATTTACAGGTATTACACTTGACAAGACTACAAGACAAAAAGCATTTGAGAATATTACTAAGCCTGTCTTTAAAACAGAAGATGGAGAATATTTGACTGCCATTCAGAAATATGAAATGGATAATCCAGTTGAGTTCAGAAAGTATCTGTCTGTATTGTTCACTATGACTGATGGCTTCAAGAATATTGATGGTCTTGTAAAAGGTAAAGTAAAGAAAGAAGTCAAGCAAAGTCTTAGAGAATTAGAACATAAACTCAGTAGTACTGCAAGAAATTCATCAGGTAATCCAAGATATGTTGGAGGAGTTGAGGAAGATGCTGAGTCTTATATTGGAAAGGGCTGGGACCTTGATGTCTAAAAACATATTAACTAACAAAAATAATTAACAGATTATGGCTGGTAAATTAGGTAAATTTCAAATGTTAGGCTTCCAACACTGGAAGGGTCTGACAAGTGACAACCACCTTGGAGCTATCTTCCAACAAGCACCTCAGAAGGCTACAAACCTTATGGTGCAACTGTTGGCTTTCTATAGAGGAAAGAGCTTGGATACATTCCTTAATTCATTCCCTGTAAGAGAGTTTGAAGATGATAATGAATACTACTGGGATGTTATTGGTTCTTCAAGGAGAAACATTCCTCTTGTTGAGGCAAGAGATGAAAATGGTACTGTAGTTGCTGCTGGTGCAGCTAATGTGGGAGTTGGTACATCTCCTTTCTATCTGGTATTCCCAGAAGACTGGTTTGCAGATGGTGAAGTTATTGTAGGTAACTTGAACCAAGTATATCCATTTAGAATCCTTGGTGATGCAAGAATGGAAGGTACTAATGCAGTGTACAAAGTAGAACTTATGGGTGGTAATACTCAAGGTGTTCCTGCTGAAAGACTGCAACAAGGAGAAAGATTCTCTATTGAGTTTGCTCCTGTAGAAAAAGAACTTTCAAGAAAGGTTGGTGATGTTAGATTCACTTCTCCTGTAAGCATGAGAAATGAATGGACTACAATCAGAATCCAACACAAGGTAGCTGGTAATAAGCTAAACAAGAAACTTGCTATGGGTATTCCTATGGTTAGGAATCTTGAAAGTGGAAAGCAAGTGAAGGACACTGCAAATATGTGGATGCACTATGTAGATTGGGAAGTAGAACTTCAATTTGATGAGTACAAGAATAATGCTATGGCATGGGGTACTTCAAACAGAAATCTGAATGGTGAATACATGAACTTTGGTAAATCAGGTAATGCTATTAAGACTGGTGCTGGTATCTTTGAACAAACAGAGGTTGCCAATACTATGTACTACAATACATTCAGCTTGAAGTTACTTGAAGATGCACTGTATGAACTATCAGCTTCTAAACTTGCAATGGATGATAGACTCTTTGTAATCAAGACTGGTGAAAGAGGTGCTATTCAGTTCCATAAGGAAGTATTGAAGACTGTATCTGGTTGGACTACATTTGTACTTGATAATAACTCTACAAGAGTTGTTGAGAAAGTTCAATCAAAACTTCACAGCAATGCACTTAGTGCTGGTTTCCAATTTGTTGAATATAAGGCTCCTAATGGTGTTAGAGTGAGATTGGATGTTGACCCATTCTATGATGACCCAGTAAGAAATAAGATTTTACATCCAAATGGTGGTGTAGCTTTCTCTTACAGATATGACATCTGGTATATTGGTACTATGGACCAACCTAATATCTTCAAGTGTAAGATTAAGGGTGACAATGAGTACAGAGGTTATCAATGGGGTATTAGAAATCCTTTCACTGGACAAAAGGGTAATCCTTATATGTCATTTGATGAGGACTCTGCTGTAATTCACAGAATGGCTACTTTGGGTGTTTGTGTGCTTGACCCAACAAGAACTATGTCATTAATTCCTGCAATTCTGCAAGGATAAGCATAAATAAAAGGGAGGCAGGTAATTCCTCCTCCCTTTTTCTTTTTTAAGATATTAAATGGAGAAGTAATATGGCAAAAGAAGTTAGTAAGATGGTTTTGGATGATGAAGAGATTATGAAGGAAACACCAGTTATACCTGATGTGGATAACCTCTTTGAAGAACCAAAGACAAGAAAAACAAAGAAACAAGCAGTAACAGAGGACAATGATGAACCTATTAGCTGCCTAAGAAATGAAAGAGTTATAGTAAGGTTTGTTCCCAAGCAAACTGGTTTAGTTTCAAACCCTAAGCATATCCTATATGGGGGTATGGCAGAAGCAGCAGTAAGATGGTTTACTCTACCAAGATTAAGTTCTGGTATGTATGTAAATGCCCTCACTGATAAAGAGAAAGCCTACCTTGAAGAGATAATGGGTCTTGAATATAATGCTCTATCTATCTATAAGAAGGTAGATAATTTCTGGGATAATTATACAGTGAGATTAACTAAGCAAGATAATTTCTTGAACTTGGCTGACCCTGATGATTATATCAAATATAAAATCCTTTTGGCAAACAAGGACTATATTGCATCTTCTCTTCAAGAGCTGCAAGACAGACCTAAAATGACTTACCAGTTTGTAATTGTACAGGAAGGTGAGGAAGCTAAGACTGCTAAGAAGGAAATGAATGCTACAATGCAGTCATACATGAAGTTTGGTGAAATTCAAGATGATGCTGATAAGCTGAGAGTAATCATTGAAACTATTGATGGTAGACCTCTTGCTAAGACAACTAAGATTGAATTCTTACATGAGAAGATTAACAAGCTAATTCAAGCTGACCCAAAACTTTTCTTAAGAGTTACAGAAGACCAGTATCTTGATACTAAAGTTCTGATTAAGAAGGCTATTGAAGAAGGTCTAATTAGTAACAGAGGTGGTATGTTATACCTGAAATCTGATGGTTCTCCTCTATGTGGAGATAATGAAGAACCTACTTTGAGTGTAGCTGCTAAGTTCTTAAGTGCTCCTAAGAGACAGGAATTGAAGTTCAGTCTGGAAGCAAAGCTAAAAGAATAAAGATATGAATGTTAATGAATTTTCTAATGAATTTGATGTACTCTATAACAACATAATGAGCAATGCTGCTCCAGGGTTAAATGAGTATGAAAAGTCTGTACTGCTTACTAAGGCTCAAGAAGAGATAGTTAAGAACTATTTTGAACCAGCAGGTAATAAGTATGGAAAAGGATTAGATGATTCACCAAAAAGACAAATAGATTTTTCAGAATTAATAAAGGTAGGGCAAGGAGTACTTAATACAAGTGCTCCTACTATCACCTTTGATAAGAGAGCTAAGGTATATGATTTACCTGCTGACTTATTCTTGGTTATAAATGAGGCTGTTGATACTAATGCAGGAACTAAACAGATAGTTCCAATCAGTTATTCTGATTATACAAGGCTTATGTCAAGACCTTACAAGGAACCAGTTAAATATCAGGCATGGAGAATAATTACTTCTTCTATAAACAATATCTCTGTAGAACTAATAGTGAACAGTAATGAAACTATTACAGACTATAAGGTAAGGTATATAAGAAGACCTGCTCCAATTATCACTACTAATCTATCTTCTGAATATGGTGATGTCACAATAAATGGTGTAAGCACTATTTCAGAATGTGAGCTTAACCCAATTATTCATAGTGAGATATTACAGAGGGCAGTTGAATTGGCTAAGGCAGCTTACCAAGGAGATTTGCAAGCAAGTGTTGAATTAGGACAAAGGTCAGAGTAAAAATATAAAGTATGACTAATAAAGAATTTTCTGATGGATTCAGTACTTTACTTAACTCATTTGGTATCACTCCTAATATAACCCTTGATGAATATGAGAAATCAACATTTCTCACTAATGCTCAAGAACAATTGATTATTGACATCTACTCTGGAAGGAATGTTATTTATGGTAAGTCCTTTGAACAGACAGAAGAACTAAGAAGATATTTGAGCAATTTGGTGGAGACCTATGAAACAAGTACTAAGGTTACAGGAAAGCTTGGATTATCAAAAGATTCAGTGTTCTTTGAGATACCACAAGATACTTGGTTCATTACTTATGAAGTGGCACTCCTCAAGGACAGTAGATTAGGTTGCTTAGATGGTATAGAGGCAAGTGTGGTTCCATTACCACAGGATGATTTATATAGAGCAAAAGATAATCCATTTAGAGGACCAAGTAAAGACAGAGTACTAAGACTTGATATAAAAAGTGATTTAGCTGAATTAATCAGCAAGTATAATGTGGACAAATATTTAATGAGATATATCTCTCAACCTACTCCTATTATACTGGTAGATTTACCTGATGGACTAAGTATCAATGGTATAAGTACTGAAAGTGAATGTGAACTAAATCCTGTAGTACACAGAGCAATACTTGAAAGGGCTGTACAGCTTGCCATAATAAGTAAAACTCAACTGACAGGAAATAAAGAATAAAAACAAAATTTATAAACTAATTAAAAACAATTATTAATTATGGCAGTTTTTAGTATAAATCAAGTAAGACAGCTATATGTTGCAAAGGCTCTCAAAGATAGTACAGCAGCCCTTACAACTGCTGGTGATATTGTGCCAAAGGCAGATACAGCTAAAACTACTCTGTATTTTCAGTCTATGTCTCCTGCTGGAATTGTAGCAAGTGATAAGATTGATATTAAGAATGTAATATCAGCAAAGGCTACAGCTTCAAAAGATTTGGCTCATAAGTTGGTGAGATACTCAGTTACTCTTGATGCAGATGTATCTGCAACTCCTGTAGCAGGTCAGAATTATATCTTGAGATTGGCTTTTAGACAATACATTGGTTTGTCAGAGGAAGACCAGTACTTCAAGTATGGTGAAGTAATTGCAAGAAGTGGAATGACTGCATCAGATTTCTACAAGAAGATGGCTATTTCTTTGGCTAAGAACCTTGAGAATAAGACAGAATCTACTCCTCTTGTGAATATTTACCTTAATAGTGCAGCAACAGATGGAACTGATGTTCCAGTAACAGCTACCACTAAGGAATCTGACCTTAATAAGGATGATTATGATAAGATAATCATTGAAGAAGCTGAACAACCTTGGGTTCTTGGTATGATGCCTCAGGCATTTATTCCTTTTACTCCTCAGTTCTTGACTATCACAGTTGATGGTGAAGATAGACTTTGGGGTGTTGCAACTGTAGTTACTCCTAAGAAGACTGTTCCTGATGGACATCTTATTGCAGACCTTGAATACTTCTGTATGGGTGCAAGAGGTGACATCTACAGAGGAATGGGTTATCCTAACATTATTAAGACTACTTACTTGGTAGACCCAAGTGCAGTTTATGATGTACTGGATATTCACTATTTCTATACAGGAAGCAATGAATCAGTTCAGAAGTCTGAAAAGACTATTACACTGGTTGCTGTAGATGATGGTAGTCACACTGCAATGAATGCTCTAATTGATGCTATCAATACTGCATCAGGGCTTGCAATTGCTACTTTATCCTAAGTGATATAGCATTAGAAGGGGCATAGAGACACTATGCTCCTTTTTTTTTATCAATTAAAAATATGAACTATGATACATTTTAATCAGCTTAATATTAGCCCGGATAATAGATTTCTTATAATTGATGTATCCATAGATAATCAGGACTACTTTGATGATGTCCTATTAGATAGTATAATCATTGATACCCAAGATACCTTTGTGATGAATGGACCAAGTGACAATCCTCTTTATGTGTATAATGTAGAGGATGCTTATGATTTAACCTATTCTCTTCCTGAGCAATGTAGTTGCAACCCAGTAAGAGTCAAGGAAGATGAATCATACTGTTTCACTTATGGTACACAACAAATGAAGAATGTAAGACTTGAATTAAGTATTCAAGACTTAAAGGTTTCTCCTTGCAGTACTATGTTCTTTGTGTATGTAAAGTCTAAAGGTACTCCATCAACTGATACTCCATGTGGATTTGGTAAGGACCAAATATTAGGTACTGTAATTAACCTGCAACCTATATACAAACAGACTCTCAAGTATCTAAAAGAAGTAGAATGTGATTGTAATATACCAAAGGGTTTCATTGATATGATACTTAAGTTAAAAGCAATTGAACTTTGTGTTAGAACAGGAAACTATCCACAGGCTATTAAGTACTGGAATAAGTTCTTCATAAATAATAATTGCAAGTCTCCAACCTCTAATTGTGGATGCTATGGATAAAATGCTTGAAATATCTGAGGAAGCCATCACAAGATACTTTACTACTCTATCTCAATTTGGATATAAGAAGTACAGTGATGTAGATAAGATAATTGTTCTCTTCTTCATGGAAGAAATGTTGGCAGGAGAAATGTCTTATTATGTGACACAAGATGATTATAGAAATATAGTCAATGCACTATATTGTCTGGCAGGAAGTACTTGTATGATAGACTTTCCAATGTTTGAGAGCTATGATACTTTGGTTCATTCTAACAAAAGAACATTTGTACCAAGAATAACAGAGGATAGTATATTAAGAAGTACTGAGGATGATAACTTTAGAGTAGAAGCATAATCTTTATACCCTGAATATAAAAATAGTAAAACCCTTGTGCAGTTGAGTTTAATTACTTACTTTTGCACAAGGGTTTAATTTTATAATATAACAATAAAACTATGACATATAATGAAGTAATTTATATGGTGCTTGATGAGCTTAAGTTAAGCTCAGATGATAGCTTTTATACAAAAGACCATATCATATTTCTGCTTGTAAAGTATAGGTCATTCTTGCTGAAACAGAGATATTCTGATATAAAGAAACAGATACCAGATAGTGACTATCAGAGTATATGTTTAGACCTTATTGAGGTTCCAGCTATTAGTGGAGAACCTTGTGAAGGTAGCTCTTATTTAAGAAGTAAGAATAAGGTTCCTACTACTATGATGATAGGTAATCCAAGAGTATATCCTATGGACTTCTATCAAGGTGAGATTACTTATATAAGTAGGGATAGAATGAGATATGTAGGTTATAATAAGTTCCTGAGAAACATAATCTATTGTTCAAAAGCCCCTGATGGTTATTTGTATTTTAAATCATGGAATCCTCAATTCCTGCATCTTGAAAGAATAAGGTTTAGTGCAATCTTTGAAGATGCTAAGGAAGCATCAGAATTGGCTTGTCCAGAAGAGAGTGGTACAATATGTAGGTTAGAGGATAAGGAGTTCCCATTGGAAGACTCACTTGTGCCTCCCTTGATAGAACTTGTAGTTAAAGAATTAAGAGGTCCTGAATTTATGAAGAAAGATGAAGATAATAATGCAGAGGATAATCTGCCTGATTCAAATAGATAATGGAGACACTGGGAGAATTTAAAAGGAGGATAAAGAAGGTCAACCAACCAAGAGAGTATAAAGTAAGGAATTCATTGGGTGTATATGATGGATATAAGTATTATAGAAAGAATAAGCCTGATAGTAAGGAATATGTTCTTACTGAGTCACAATATTTTTCTATCATAAGAAAGATAAACTTACATTTGGTTGATGAATTATTACTGGGTCATGATGTTAGACTTCCTAAATCAATGGGCACTATTGAGATAAGAAAGTATGATAGGAGAATAAGGTTAGGAAAGGATGGAAAGATTCATACTAACCTTCCCATAGACTGGGATAAGACACTCAAACTCTGGTATGAAGATGAAGAGGCTTTCAAAGATAAGACATTAGTTAGAGTAGAGGAGAATGAAATCTTTAAGGTATATTACAATAGAGAGTCAGCTACCTACAACAATAATTCTTACTATGAATTCTTATTCAACAAAGATTTAAAGATAAGACTTAAACAAAGAATAAAGGAGGGTCTAATAGATGCTCCTTACTTAGAAAGGAAATTAAGATATGGTTAATAATGTTAGCTACGTAAATATAAGAGTAGTGCTTGACAGATTACTAAGACACCCACTACTTACTGACCTCAATCTTGAAACAGCTATTCAATATACATTGGACTTTATTAGTGCAATGGGACTTCCTAATGTCTATGTTGATAAGATGGAAACAATAGATATTAAGGAGTATAGAGGTGAGTTGCCCTGTGATTTAATCTCTATTAATCAGGTCAGATTACACAAGAATGGAATGGCACTTAGAGCAATGACTGATAATTTCAATGCCTATCCTACCCATGACCATAAGGAAGGAGATTGGTGTGAGAGAGGGGAGCCTTCTTTCAAGACACAAGGTAGAGTGATATTTACTTCAATCAAACATGAAAAGGTGGATATTAGTTATAAGGCTATTATGTTGGATGATGAAGGTCTTCCTTTAATTCCAGATAACTCTATCTTCCTTAAAGCACTGGAACTATATATCAAGAAGGAGTGGTTCACTATTCTTTTTGATATGGGTAAAATAAGCCCTGCTGTACTAAATAACACCCAGCAAGAATACGCATTTAAGGCTGGACAGTGTAATAATGAATTTGTGATTCCTTCTGTATCAGAAATGGAATCAATTACAAATATGTTAAATCAAATGATTCCAAGAGTAACTGAGTTCAGAAGAGGATTCAAGAACTTAGGAGACAAGGAATACCTGAGGGTTCATTGAGTTTTATATTATGAGAAATTGGATAGTTTATAAGCATACCTCTCCATCAGGTAAAGTATATATAGGTATAACTAATCAACCTGCTAATAAGAGATGGAAAAATGGAATGGGCTATATAAGTTCTCCATATTTCTTTGGTGCTATAGTTAAATATGGTTGGATTAATATTCAACATGAAATACTATTCTCTGATTTAGAGGAGGAGGAAGCTAAAGAAACGGAGAAAAGACTTATTAGAATATATAAAGAACAGAATGTCTCTTATAATATAACAGATGGTGGTGATGGTGTAGTTGGAATAAAATATAGTAAGGAACATAAAGAATTATTAAGCAGAACAATGAGGGTTTATTATAATTCCCATAGACACCCTCTTGAAGGTTTTAAACATAGTGAAGAGAGTAAGAGAAGAATGAGTGAGACTCAAAGGGAAAGATGGAGTAATCCTGAAAGAAGAAAAGCATTAGCTCAGAGAAAAAGCAAACCTATAAGAATTATATCTGTAGAGAACAATAATATAACTCATGATTTTCCTTCAATATTAGTTGCTTCTAAACTCTTAAATGTTCCTACTACCTCTATAGGAAGACACTTAAGGAGTGGTAAACCTTATAAGGGATATTTGTATAAATATAAAGATGAATAAATATGGCACTAAAGAAAGAACAACACTTTTTTAAAGGGTTACAAAGAGACTTATCAGTCTCTAAATTCAATCCAGAATATGCCTTTGATGCTCAGAATATCAGAATAACTGCAAGAGATAATAATACTCTTCTTACTGTAACTAATGAGAGAGGTAATAAGGAGATGCCATTACAATCTCCTTCTGGAGACCCTGTAGTTATTGATGGGATATTACTTGGACAGAATGTGCTAAATAATTATGTAACCTTATTTACAAAAGGTACAAAAGATAATATCTATAGACTTGAAAATAAAGGTACCTATTTTGAGACTCTACTTCTATTCTCAGGTAATCTTAATTTTAGTACAGACTATCCTATTGAGAATATTGGTGTATATGAAAATGATAATATTCAGAAGATATATTGGGTAGATGGATTAAATCAACCAAGAGTTATTAATATTGTATCTGACTCTACAACAATAGAAGAATGGAATAATAGTTCATTTGATTTTATTCCAGAATTGAAGTTGGATGAAACAATCACTGTTACCTCCAATCTTAAGGTAGCCAGCAAGTTTCCTTCTGGAGTGGTGCAATATGCTTTCACTTACTATAATAGAAATGGCTCTGAAAGTAACATTATATATCAAACACCTATATACTACACTCATGCAAGTAATAGAGGAGGGAGTCCAGAAGAGATAGGTTCCAATAGTTTTGATATAGTTATAAGTAATCCTGATACTAATTTTGATTATATAAGGATATATTCTATATTTAGAACAAGTATAGATTCTACCCCAGTTGTAAGAAGAGTGGCTGATTTGGATGTTATTGGTTCAGTAATCAGATATACAGATAATAATACAACAGGAAGTAGTGTAGATAGTACCTTACTACTTTACATAGGTGGTGAAGAAATAATTCCTCACACCATGACTCAAAAGGACAATACTTTATTTCTTGGAAATATTCACATAAAAACTTTATTGTTCTCAAAGGAAGCAAGAGAGAGTGTGAAGGGTTCTGTCGTATTTGGTAATAATAAGCTTCTTGATACTGGTGAAAGAACTAATTTAACTTATGATTATAAAACCCAATTAAATAATAATAGTTATCAGATTACATCATTTAAAAGAGGTGAAACTTATAGATTCGGGGTTCAATTCCAAAATAAGAAAGGTAAATGGTCAGAAGTATTATATATAGGAGATAGCAAGGTAGATACTTACCCTAACGTAGATTCTAATAACTTATCTGGTACTGTTAAATTAAGTTTGGTAAAACCTTACTATACTATACCAAAGAGTGTACTTGATGAAGCTAAAGCTCTTGGTTATATAAAGGCAAGAGGAATGATAGTAGTTCCCACAAATAGTGATAGAACTATATTGTGTCAAGGTGTAGTATGTCCTACTCTATGGACAAATTTAGATAGAGAATCTAATAGTCCTTATGCAGTATCATCTTGGTTTTTTAGACCTTTTGTTGATGAGGCTAATAGAGATGATTCTAATGATGTGGAGGCAAATAATGGAACTTATGCTCAATATGTTGATTATGATAGTATCAATCCTGTATATCCTGATAGGACTACTGAGATAGGGGTAGAAACTTTAAAGACATTAGCAGAAGGTAGTACAGAAGTAAATGACTATTTAGTAGATAGTAGTATTCTTACATTTCATTCTCCTGATATAGAATTTGGAGATATAAATACAGCAAATATTAACTTAGGCTGCCAATTTATAGGCTCTATTGCATTACATTCTGGTATATCTTATAGGTCTGTTCTTGCAGAGAGTACAGGAGTTCAACCTACTTTAGATTATGGATTTTATAATAAGTTCCCACAGTATGAAAGACAAACTGTTTTTTCAACAAATAAAGGAGGTAGACTTCTTTCTTCTGGGTATCATTGGATGGGAATCCCCTTATTAACTAATGATACTCAAAAAGTTTACAAGAGTAACTGGGCATGGTTAGTATCACCTTGGCAAAGACAAGGCTCATTAATTAATGATTTTAGATATGAAGGTAATACCTATTCTAATTTGAAATCAAATAAATTGGGTAATTTGAGAACAAGTTATTCTACTTATTTCACTCTGGGATTAACAGAATCTTGGGTTCCCCCTGCTGGTATATCAAATGTAGAGATAGTAGATTCTAACGAAGTTACAGCTACTTCAATAGTTAGGAATGATGAGTCTCTGTTATACTATGGTAATGTTGATAAAGTAATACCTCCTGGTTCTAAAACAGAAGGTGTAGGTTCAGATATTGGTGTTGTTACTAATAGTTATGAAAATATAAAAACTATAAATCAATTATATAATGGTGAGTCTGAAAATACCACTTTTGTTGATAAAATTACTATACCAGTATTAGGAACTGTCAATCTTAAAGATTCTGAAAGATATACCAATAGTCCTGTAAGCATCAAATATAAGTCTGGAAAACATGCTGTATTTGCTTTAAACAAGCAAAATGGTAATAGGGTTATAATCCCTAATAGTAATACAAATCATGACCATACAAAAGATAGCAGTGCTATATTCAGTACCTTTAGTACTGGATATTCAGGGTTATGGCTTGTAGAGTTGACTCAGACTATAGATGAGGATAATAGATTTGGGGGTAAAACAGAAGAAGCTCTGTTAAATAACAGGTGGATAGTATCTGGAGACCCAATTGATATTAATGACAGTGGTAGAATAGAGTTTCTTCAAGGTGATACCTATCTTCAAAGATATGATTGTCTAAAGACATATCCATTCACCTTAGAGGATATGAATACTGTAGTTGAAATGGTATCATTTTATTGTGAAACTCATATCAATATAGATGGTAGGTATGATAGAAATAGAGGAAATGTTACCAACTTAGCTATTACTCCTTCTATATTCAATCTTTATAATCCAATTTATTCCCAGAGTAATAACTATTTCACTTATCAATATTTGAATGAAATAAGTAGTCTTAATGATTTTCCTAATAGTATTACATGGACTGAGGAAAAAATACTTGGTAATGAAGTGGATAATTGGACTAAAATTAATGTTGCAACAACATTAGACCTTGATGGTGATAAAGGGGAAGTAACCTCCTTGAACACTTATAATAATGAGATATTCTGTTTTCAGAGAAGGGGGTTAAGTAATATTTTATTCAACAGTAGAGTTCAGATACCAACCTCTGATGGGTTGCCAATTGAGATTACTAATGGATTGAAGGTAAGTGGTAAAAGATATATAAGTAATACTATAGGCTGCACCAATAAGTGGTCTATTGCAGAATCTCCTTCTGGACTATACTTCATAGATAATGAGACTAATTCATTATATCTATTTAATGGAGAAATAGTCAGTCTATCTGATAAGTTAGGATTTAGACAGTGGATTAGTGCCCATAATGTTCATGTAGACTGGGAACCTGTTGGTTATAACAACTATAGGTCATTCTATGACAAGAATAATAATGATGTATATTTTACTTATAAGGACCACTGTCTATGTTATTCAGAGTTGATTAACCAGTTTACTTCATTCATGAGTTATGAAAGGGTTCCTGCTATGTTCAATGTAAGTAGTGAGTTCTATGCCTTCAAGGATGGTAAGATGTGGGAACAGTTTACTGGAGACTACAATATGTTCTTTGGTGAATATAAACCATTCAGTATTACCTTTGTAGCTAATGCTGAGGAACCAAATGATAAGATATTCAATACAGTAGAGTTCAGAGCTGATAGTTGGGATGGTGATAACTTGATAAGCAACAAAACCTTTGATACTCTTGATGTATGGAATGAATACCAGCATGGTACTACCCCTCTTACTAATATACTTGGACATCCCTCCCCATTAAAGAAGAAGTTCAGGGTGTGGAGGGCTAATATACCAAGAGCAATAGTAAATAATAGAGATAGGATAAGAAACACTTGGGCTTATATTAAGTTAGGAATGAATACTCCTAATACATATAGAACAGAGTTTCATGATGCTATTGTTCACTATTTTGCATAATTAATAGGAGTCCATAAACATTTTAGTTTGTGGACTCTTTCTTTTTTAATTAAAGGCTTTGTTTATTCAATACCTTTTTATACATTTGCAATAAAATTAATTATACTATGGCTAAGAAAAAAATTAAAAGAAGAAGCAATATGCCTTCTAATATGTTTGAGAATGGAGGTAAAACATGGGGGCAGCAGTCCTCAGGACAATTCTCAAATGCCTTTAAAAGGGAGAATCTTGGCAGTTCTATAGGAAGTATTGGAGGTGCTATTGGTGGTATGGCACAAACTGGAATATCTAATGCGCAAATAGCAGATACCAGTGGAATTGAATCCCAAATTGAAGCTCAAAAGAACATGACAATAGGAGCTTCATCCAATGAAGATTTGCTAAGTGAATGGGGTTCATGGACTAAAGTTAAAGATGACTATACATGGAAAGATGTTAGAGGAGGAAATACTGGGCAGAGACTGACTGGTACTTTAGGAGCTGCTGGGCAGGGAGCTGCTACTGGAGCATCTGTAGGTGGTCCTATTGGAGCTATTGTAGGTGGTGTAGTAGGTCTTGGTAGTGCTATTGGTGGATGGCTTGGTGGTAATAGAAAAGCTAAAAGAAAAGCCAGAAGATTGAATAGAGAAGCCAGAGAAGCCAATGAAAGAGCACTTTCTTCTTTTGAAACAAGAACTAATACTATAGATGCCCAAAATGACTTTAACATATTGGCAAACTTCTCTGCTTATGGTGGTCCACTTGAATTTGGTAGTGGTGCAATAGGCTATGAGTTTGATAATAGATACTTAAATAATCAAGAGATGAGTGCAATTGCTAAACAAAGATTGACTTCTCTTCCTAACTCATTCCAAGCATTACCTGAGATGAATACATATAATGCTTTTGCAGAAGGTGGAGGTATTCATATCAAGAAGAAAAACAGAGGCAAGTTTACTGAGTACTGTGGAGGTAAAGTAACAGAAGCATGTATTAGAAGAGGAAAGAACAGCTCTAATCCTACTACAAGAAAGAGAGCTACTTTTGCACAGAATGCAAGAAATTGGAATGCTTTTGGAGGATGGTTAAATACACAAGGTGGAGACTTTACTAATGGAGTTACATTTATTGATGAAGGAGGTTCTCATGAAGAAAATCCTTATCAAGGAATCCAAATAGGAGTTGACCCAGAAGGTGCTCCTAACTTAGTTGAGCAAGGTGAAGTAGTTTATGATGATTATGTATTCTCTGACAGAATGGAGATACCTGATGATATAAGAAAGGAGTACAAGTTAAGAGGTAAAACCTTTGCTAAGGCTGCTAAATCTGCACAAAGAGAAAGTGAGGAAAGACCTAATGACCCTCTAAGTACTAAAGGATTACAAGCTGCTATGGAAAGAATAGCTACTGCACAAGAGGAAGCAAGGCAAAGAAAGGAAGCCCATAGGGAAGGAAATGAATATCCAAGTATGTTTGCTTATGGTGGTGATACAAATCCTTATGGCTTAGCTTTGGAAGACCCAATGAGTGTTGGGGAACTTGAAGCTCTTATGGCTCAATCAAGAGAAACTGGTAAAACAGCTCCAGAAGGTAATAATAGTAAGAGGCAGACATGGACAAGATATGCACCAATTATAGGCTCTGGCTTAGCAAGTCTATCAGATTTATTCAGTAAACCAGACTATGGTAGTGCTGATATGATAGGTGGAGTAGACTTAGGTGCTGAGACAGCAGGGTATGCTCCTATTGGAAACTATCTATCTTATAGACCTTTAGACAGAGACTTCTATATCAATAAGATGAATCAACAGGCTGCTGCCACAAGAAGAGGTTTAATGAATACCTCAGGTGGTAACAGGCTTAATGCTCAGGCTGGAATACTTGCTGCTGATTATAACTATGGTCAAAACATGGGTAATTTAGCAAGACAAGCAGAAGAATATAATCAACAGTTGAGAGAGAGAGTTGAGGCATTCAATAGAGGTACTAATATGTTTAATACTGAGACTGGACTTAAGGCTTCAATGTTTAATGCAGAGTCAAGAAATGCAGCTAAGAGAGCAAGATTAGGGCAGGCTACAACTGCTGTTCAGATGAGACAGGCTATTAAAGACCAAGATGCTGCAAGAAGAAGTGCTAATATAACTAATTTCTTACAAGGATTAGGTGATATGGGATGGGAAAATGAACAAGCTAACTGGCTTGATACATTAGCTAAATCAGGTGTTCTTAAGATGAATACCAGAGGAGAATACACTGGTGGTACTAAAGCTCAAGGTGGTAAAGTAAGAACTAAAAAGAAGAAAGGATTAACTTATGGCTAATTTTAAAGGATATATTTATAAGTTTACTTCTTTAATAGACCCATCTAAGTGTTATATAGGAAAAACCTTTCATATAGGAAGCAGATTAAATAACCATTTGATTGGGAGAGGTAATACTTCTTCCTTTCAAAAGGCTTTAGATTTATATGGTATTACAAGTTTTACCTTTAAAATACTTTATGTTAGAGAAGCTCCAACTATAGAAGAATTAAATAAAACTCTTAATGAGTTAGAAAAATTCTCTATAGATAAATTTGATTCATTTAATAATGGGTATAATGATACTAAAGGGGGTCTTGGAAGTTTAGGATATTCCCCATCTGATGAGGTAAAGGAGTTAGTAAGTGCTAAATTAAAAGGGCATAAAGTTTCAGAAGAAACAAGGAAGAAATTATCTGAATCCCATAAAGGATTTAAACATTCTAAGGAATCCATTGATAAGATGAAAGAGGCTTTTAAAAATAGAAGTAAAGAAAGTGAATTATATAGAAAGAATAAACTTAAGGAGCATTTAAGTTCCCTTACAAGAGAAGATATTATGACAAGAGCCAGTAAGTGTAAAAAGCCTATAATACAATATAATCTTGATGGAGAATTTATAAGAGAATGGGAATCTGCAACTGATGCAGCCTCTTTCTATAATATTAACAAAGTAAATATAACTAAATGTTGTTTAGGTAAAAATAAAACAAGTAATGGTTATATTTGGAAATATAAGGAGGAATAAATATGGCGAATTATTCATTTGTTTCCAATGCTAAGTTCAGACCATTCTCTTATCAGGAAATGCTTCAACCACTTCAAGCATATACTCAGGAATATAATACTATTCAAGAGGGTATAGGTGAATTAGGAACTAAAGCAGATGTCTTTGAGAGAATGGCTAATGAACAGACAGACCCACAGGCTTATGCAATATACAAACAATATTCTAATGACTTGGCTAAACAAGCTGAGTCATTAGCTAAACAAGGACTTACTCCTGCAAGCAGGCAAGGATTGATTGATATGAAAAGAAGATACTCTTCTGAGATTGTTCCTATAGAACAGGCTTATAAGAGAAGACAGGAGTTAATAGATGAACAAAGGAAATTACAAGCTCAGGATAGTACACTGTTATTTGATAGACCTGCTTCTACACTTTCCTTAGATGAACTTATAGCTAATCCAGCCTTATCACCACAATCCTATTCTGGAGCACTATTATCCAAACAAGTAGGTACTGCTGCACAGAATTTAGCTAAGGAAGTAAGAGAAAACCCAAGAAAGTGGAGAACAATCTTAGGTAATCAATATTATGAAACCATCATGCAGAAGGGATTCAGACCTGATGAAATTATGCAGGCTGTACAGAATAATCCTGAGGCTTCTCCTATACTTCAAGGTATTGTGGAAGATGCAATAGGAAGTTCTGGTATTAGGAACTGGGGTGATGAGAATATCCTCAACAGGGCTTATGAGTATGCAAGACAAGGCTTATGGAATGCAGTTGGTGAAACTCAATATCAAACTCTTTCTAATAAGGCTTATGATTATGCAATGCAGGAAAGATTAGCCCAAGCAAGAAAGAAAGGTACTAAGGAAGATGTGCAAAGTCCTTATTTCAGAAGTTCTGGTGTTACCAAGGTAAAAGATGTAAATGTTGAGAAGAAAAAAGATGATATAGCATTTATACAAGGTGTAAGGAATGGTACTATAAACTTGGATGAAACAGCACAAAGAGTTGTTGGTTCAGACCCTCTTGAGTTATATGGAACAAGGGGGCACCTACAAAGGACACCTGGAAAGGTAGAAACATATAAACCTAATCAAGAAAGAATTTCTAACTTGATGAAAGAGTATGGAATAAGAAACTTGGACCAAATTGAGGCTAAACTGAATAGTGATTTGAATAAATCTGCAATGAGGGAAGTAACCTATATAACCTCTATAACAGACCCAACTCTAATTTCTAAAACTATCAGAGAGAATGCAGCTTCAATATCAAGAAGAACTGATGGAAAATCTGGAATATATGAACTTGATTCTAACAAGAAAGGAGATATGCTCTCCTATAAAGATATAAAGGATTATTTCAATGAAGATTCTCAGATTGAATATGACCCTAATTTAGGAATTGTATTTACAGGTACTAATAGCAAGGGTGATACTAAGAATTTCCTTCTTGACCCAGAAGTTGTAGCTGGAGAAACAAAGGTATATGAAGATGGTATAAGAAGAAATGTCATTCAAAACCAATTGATGTTGATTAATCAAGCTATAGAAAATGAAGATGTCGAGGCTCAGAGACATTATATAACTGAGTTAATGAATGATATTTATAGTAGATTTAATTCCATTGCTAAAAGAGAAAGTAATACAGATTCAAATATTTAATTATGAGTATAGATAGAACAGACCCTACTCAAGCTGGAATCTCTGGCTTGAGAGGGTTAAATACCAATGAAGGAAAAGAAAGACAGTTTCAAGAAACTGGTCTTAGTAGTTCTCCTGCTGAGTTCAAAATTAGGCAGAAACAGAACTTTGAATCCCCATATCAAGAAGTTTATAGAGAGGGAGTAGGGGAGAGTGTGTATGACACTGGTATTACCTCACTAACCCAACTTGATAATTTAGCCAATACAAGAGGTGAATTGCAACCTTGGTATGCTCAAATAGGAGCTGGTTTAGCTAAGGGTGCTGTTCTTGCAGGCACTACATTTGCTGATGGTATTCTTGGCACTATAGTAGGTTTAGGTAATGCAGCAGCTACAGGAACATTCTCAGGCTTTTGGGATAATCCTTTCTCAAATGCAATGCAGCAAGTAAATGAATGGTCAGAATCAGCTCTACCTAATTACTATACTGATGCAGAGCAGAATGACCCTTGGTATGAGAATATATTCTCAGCTAACTTTATTGGAGACAAGTTCCTTAAGAACTTAGGTTTTGCTGTTGGTGCTGCCTATTCTGGTAAGATTAGTGCTGGTGCCACCTCAAGATTACTTGGTCTTAATAAAGCAAGACAAGCATTCAAAGGTGCAGTTACAGCCTCAGGTGAGGCTCTTAGCCCTAATGCAGCTTTACAAGCTTATAGGGAAGGAGATTTATTCCTTGATGGTGTAAGGCTTACTGAGGAATTAGCAAGAGATGCTAAGAAACTTAAGATGGCTGAGCCTACTCTTAAACTTACTGGTGCTTTCTCAGGGGCATTAGGTGAAGCAAGAATTGAGGCTATTCAAAATAGTAAAGACTGGTTTGAGCTTCACAAACAACAACTTGATGATGCACAAGCTAAAGTAGCAGCACAAGAGCAAGAAGCTATGCTTAGAGAGTTTCCTCAATATAGTAGTATGCAAATTGACCCTGATGGAAATGTAGTGGAAACCCTTACTCCAGAAGGACAAGCTATGTTACAAGCAAGAGTAGATGCTAAGTTTGATTACAAAGGTGGGCTACAGAAACTATCAGAAGATAGGGCTAAGATGGGTAATATAGACTTTGCTCTAAATATTCCACTACTTACTGTATCAGATGCTTGGCAGTTTGGTAAGTTCTATGCAGGTGGATATAATACAGCTAAAAAGGGTAGTCAGATACTAAGGGCAGTTGCAGAGGATGGTACTGTAAGTTATAGTGCAGCTAAACCTTCTGTACTTAGAAATGCTTTGAAGATTGCAAGTAAGGGTGTTGCAGAAGGTCCTTATGAAGAAATGGGACAGGCTGTTGCAGGTAAAGTTGCAGGATATAAATATGCTTCTGAACTTAATGACTTCTATGGAGCCAAGATAGACCCAGATGCAGAAAGTGAAACTATTGACTGGTTACAAGCTACTGCAAAAGCTATACAACAAACCTATGGTACTGTTGAAGGATGGGAAGAAGGTTTTATTGGTGGTTTAACTGGTTTAGTAGGTATTCCGGGCTTTAGAAGTACAAGAAATAGTGAGGGTGGTTTCCAATCTCCAGTATATCTACAAGGAGGTATTAAGGAAGATATACAAGAGATAAGAGAAAGAAGTGAGAAAGATGATGCTATTGTAACCCAACTTAATAATAGAGTACAGTCACCTGAATTCCTTAACTACTATCAATCAGCTATCAGACATAATACTTATCAAAAGCAAATGGATGAAGCTGCTGATAACAATGATAACTTTGAGTTTAAGAATGCTGAACACAACCAGCTTATTAGTGATGTTATCATGTTTGATAAGGCAGGAAGAATCAATGACCTATATGATATAATTGAGGAGGCTGGAAGTATTAAACCAGAAGATGTTGAACAAATAAGACAACTTACTACTAATCAGGAAACTGGTACATCAGTATATGATAATATGACTGATGCAGAAGTAATTGAACAGATTCAAAAGCAAACTCAGGAAACTAAGGAAGCTGTAGATAATTACAGAAAGATTAGTCAGGACTTACAAGTTAAGATTGGAGATTACTTTGATGAGGATGGTCTTGAAGAAATGACTTATTACTTCTCAAATATTGATAATCTTGAAAATAGGTTTAAATCAGTACATGAAGATATAAAGGATAGACTCCAAGGAGTACTTGATGCCTCTATGGATAGAGAGTTTATTAGTGACAGTGATGAAAATAAGATTAATAGATTATCAGATTTATTGAACTATTCTCCTGTAAGACTAATTAATGAACTTGCTGATTCAAAGGAAGCTCAATCTTATATCTCTTTATTAGATAAGGCATTACAGGCTGACCCTAATAAACAGGATATAATTGATGAGGTTAATGACCTTCATAAGATAGCTGAAAGAAGACTTGATTTCATTGATAAGTATGATACTTATCTTAGAAACCCTAAAGCTCTTGCACAAAAACAAGAGAGACAAAGAGAGAATATTATAAGAGAAAATGAAAGACAGGAAATAGCTAAGACTAAGGATGCAGCATTAGCTGCCACTAACCTTAATGAGTTTAGAGAAGCATTGAATAATGAGCCTGATTCATCTAAAAGACTTCAAATTCTTGATGAACTTGAGAATGAAGGTAATAAGATGGCTAAGGACTATAAGGAAGTTCAGATGTATAATAGTGAAGTAAGCAGGGCAATAGATAGACAACCTATCTCTCCTGAAGCTAAAGCTAATGCACAAGAGCTACTTAGGACTCAACATGAAAATGCAAACAATCTTGAGGAAATGGCTAATCCTAACTCAGTATTCATTAATAATCCAGAAAGTCTGTATGATGAAAATCTACCAGATGATTTGAATATGATGAATTTTGCTGAGGCTCAATATGGACTTCTATCTGCAATGAGTGAGGTTAATAATGACCAAAGATTCAAAGCAAGGTTTCCTTCTGAATATCTAAAGCCAGTTGAAAAAACAGAAGGTACAAGAGGTACTGTATCAAAAGACACAACTGGGGATAGTGGTACACCTACAGTTCCTACTGTTAATGGGCAGGATTTACCAGTTGATACTTATGAACCTCCTGTAGGTAACATTACTCCTCAAATGGTAGCTGAGGAAAATAAGAAAGCCAATGAAAATGCTCCTACTCCTCAATCATTAGATAGGGATGCAAAGGGTAAAAGGCAGTATTATAGACCTACTATTCCTGAATTGCATATTAATGCAAGTAAGGATGGAGATTTCAGACCTTTCAATGTAGTAGTTGCTGAGAAAGAGAACTTGAACTTTGATGAACTTTATAACTATCTTAGAGATAATAGAGCTTTCAGTTATGTAAATGAAGGTAATCTAAAGGCAGGTGATGAACTTGGCTTCATGATTGACCCTGAATTTAATGACCATACAATCTTTATTGTAGATAAGAGAAATAACCAAATAGTAGGTTCATTAGATGAAAGTCAGTATGTAGTAGATAGATATGAAGGTTTATCAGGTCTTATTGAAAGAGTAAAAGAAGAGTTTAATCAGACTGGAAAGGATAAGAAGTTTATAGCTACTCCTACTACAAGAGTATCTCAGATAATGGTTGGTAGAATACCTTATGGTACAGAAGAAAGAAACATGGGAGAAATACCTAATGTAAGTGCAAGTTCTATCTTTGGTATTGTAAAGAATGGTGTTCTATCTACTAATGGTAGAATCAGTGATGATTTAATTATCAAGCCAATGGATATGAGTCAAAAGGAAGGTAGGATGTATATCCTTATTCCTAATGCTGCTGGTAAATATAGTCCTGCTGCTGTAAGGGTTAAGCACTTCAATGAAAGTGAATATAATCCAGAGGATGTTACTATTAATTCAACTCCTTTATACAAGAATATAAAGAAGAGTATTGATGCTTTAGCTAATGCCTTTACAGAGGAAGATGTTAATAATGCAGTAAAAGACTTGGCAAGAAGTCTGTATATTGGTGATGTTCATATTGACTATATACAAGGTAAGAATGGTAATGGTATCAGGTTTACCAAGGTTCAGAGAGATGCCAATAAGAATGAAATCTATGATGAAATAGATGGTAAGAGAGTCAGAAGAGAAGATGCAAGAACTGTATTCTTAACTGAAAGATGGGACCCTAATGTTCTCTATGAATTAGGTGGAGAGGGTGTTAAAACTCAACCTGATACAAGAGATTCACAGGAAGTAGCCAATGAAATACAAAATATTTTAATGGCATTCAATCTTCCATTACAGGTGAATTTAGGTATGCTTAATAAGGGAGGCTACAATAACATGTTACTCTCTTCTGGAGTAATGACATCCAATATAATAGATGCCAGTGTAAAAAGTAACTGGTTTACAACAGATTACTTTGATATACAAGGTAACCTACAGCAAGCTCTAAATCCTGCATCAGTTAAGGCTGAGGAAGGTAGAAAGATGCAAACTCCTGTAGGAGGTACAGAAGGTGCTATCTCTGGAACAAAAGTAACATTACCATATAGTGAACTTTTTGGAAGTATAGATATATATGTGGATTTGAAAACCAATACTATCAGAAATGACCAAGGTCAAGATATAACAAGAATGTATAATACTTCCATGCAGCAATTTTTCTTTGACTTGGCTTATATACAAGAAAACTATGGGGATGCTCAGAATGGTTCTATGATGATGGGGGGTATCACCCTTCTTCCTAATGGTAAGGTTCTGAACAGAAATACAGGTCAGTATGTGACTGGTGCTGCATCAGATAAATTCAAACAGAAATTAGCTGATAGAAAGAAGACTGTAGCTGACTCTAAGAAAGTTATAGACCAGATTGCAGAGAACCAGTCTAAGGTTGATAAGACAAGAACTGATGGTGAGTTCTATTATATACTTGAGGATGATGGTGAATACCATGAATATAAGAGGGTACATTCAGTATTAGGAAGTAATTGGACCCAGTCTCCTGCACAGACTAAAGCTCTACAGGATTTAAGAGTTAATCTCTCAAAGAATGCAGATAATATAACACAGTTCAATAACTATCTTAAGAACTTAAGTAACCATTATGGTGTAGACCTTACAGCATTTGAGGGTAAGATAGATGCAAGAAGTAGAGATACTATCGTGAATATAGTAAGAGATAAGATGTCTGGAACTAATTCACAAAGAGCATTAGAAGCAGGTACTTCTGTAGATAGTGTAATCAGAAACTTCTTCACATCAAGTGAAATGCCAGTTAAACCAAGCAATATGTCTGAACAGGCATTCAATGATTTGGTTACTTCTCTTACTGAAATTAAGAGTAATATTGAAGCAAGGGGTGAAACATTCCTTACTAATAATATAGTACTCTTCAATAAGTATGAGAATGGAAACAGGGTAGCTGGTGAGGTTGATATTCTCTCTGTAGATGCTAATGGAAACTTCAAGATATATGATGTTAAGACAAGTAGATATAGCTTCTATGACTTTGTTGATAGGAATGGTAGAAAGGTTAATTATTTCAAGAATAAATCTAATACCCAAACAATGAGTCAGGAGCAGTATTATACTAAACAATTGAGTGCTTACAAGAACTTATTTGAGTCTCAATATCATACTCCTATCACTACTTTAGCTATATTACCTTTTGTACTTGAGTACAACAAGGATAATGTTAGTAGAGTAACTAAGGAGAAGGGTATTCTTCTTAACTATGATTCATCTGTGAATGTTCCTTTAGTTGGTAGTGTAGCCACTCCAGAAGTGAATAATACTAATAGTAGCTTACCTATATTCAACAGTACATTTGAAACAAGAGAGCCTATAAACAATGTTCTACCAGACTATAGTATGTCAGACAGTAAAGTAGGTTACTTCTTGAGAGATGGAAAGTTACATACAGGTTATTTAAGTCCTATTGGAAAGGTGAATGGAGTTGAGGTATATATGACTAAGGTTCCTAATATTACTAAAGGCTTTGGAAATCAACCTGCACATGTTGCATCTAATGATTTCTATGCAGTATTTCCTAATGGTAATACTATTGCTTTAGTAAAGAATGCTGTACTGTCATATAGTGAGGCTGAGGCTAAGAACAATATAAAGAAGATACTGGAAGGTAATCCTCAGAGAGTTGTAGATATGTCTCAGGAAAGTACTATACTTTACACTCCTTCTTCTGAACCAGTTAAGATTGAGAAGCCTATTATTCCTGCTACTATTAATCAGTCAAATGCAAGTGGTGCTCAAGCTACAGTAGCTAAAGAACAGGCTATTAACCAGACTGATGAAGAGTTTGATGTAGAATTTGAATTAAGACAAGTTGATGATTTATCAAGACCTATATGGGATAAAGATAAGGAGTTAGCTTGGTTAAATAAGGTTCTACCTCAACTAAGTGAGAGTGAAAGAGTGGTAGTTACTAATGGTCTTATCAGAGTAGCTAAGACTGGTGCATTAGCATGGGGTCAGTTTAGTGATGGTATCATTACTTTAAGTGATATAGCTGCTGAGGGAACTACATATCATGAGGCATTTCATGCAGTATTCCACTTACTCACAGAACCTACACTTAGAGATGAATTACTTCAAGAAGCTAAGAAAACTTATGGAGACTTGAGTAACTCACAACTTGAAGAAGCAATGGCAGAAGGTTTCAGGGAATATGTGATGTCTCAAGACACTCAATCTTTAGGTACTAAGATAATCAATTTCTTCAAGGAATTGTTTGCTAAAGTCACTAACTGGAACAGTCTAAGACCTTCTCTTACTGAATATTACAGAAATATTAATGAGGGACATTACTCTAACATAACCTATAAAGTACCATCTCTTCAAGAGATGAGAAATCAGGAGGGAGTACAATCTTCAATGGATTTCAGTAGTATTGAGACTGAGACAAGGGAAGCACTTGAAAAGAAAGGATGGACAGAAGAAATGTGGAACTCTATCTCACAAGAGGAAAGAGAGCAAGCTATCAGATGTTCATAGCTTCAAACATGAGGTTTAAATTTTTTATTAAGGTGTAAATAAAAAGGGAGAATAGTTAATTCTATTCTCCCCTTCTTCTTTTATAGTCTCTCCAACCTTTCTTTCAAGCATTGATTATATGTATTCATTGCAGTTGCTTGAACCTTGAGTAATGCTTTCTGAACATTATCAATCTTGTTAAAGTTGTCATTGAGTATAAAACTATCTAACTTATTAAGCTTTTCCTCAAGTTGAACTTGTTCTTCTACTAATCTTGTTTTAAAATCACTCATAACTTTTTTTTTTAATTATTGTTTAAAAAATGGTATTTGGTCTTCAATAAAGATACCTCTCATGACTGTATTGTACATAGGAGCAAGAGGAGACTTAAGCAAGCTCTGTTGAGCTTTAGACTTGTCTTTATAAGGTCCAGACTTAAGTATAGCATCTTCTCCATTGAATGTTTCATAGTTCATTGGGTTCATAAGATTAATTAGATTAAGAGTCTTTTCTACTGTATTTACACCAGCAGCAGGAGACTTTAATATCCTCAAACCTTCACCAACCATTTCTGGAGTAGGAGTAAGAGCACCTAATTCAGTGTATAATCTTCTCAACTGATACTCAATCATTTTGACTAACCAAGGTCTATCCCTATCATCACTCCACTCTATTAATCCAATAGCTGCTGCTACTGCAAGGAAGTGTGCTACCTCAGTTAATGCTCTCTTGACATTTGACTGTTCTGTGGGAGTCATTTCATTCCACTTACTTGCAATATCAAACTGAGCTTTCCTAAGGTCTTGGAATAGAGCATTCATAAACCTACCAGTAGTAAGATAATAACCTTCTGTCCATGCTTCAAGGTCATAGTTATATGTAGCTGATTTAAACCTCCTATTGAGCGAAGGTTTTATCCATTTCCTGAACATCATACCCAATCTACCAATAGCCAATCTTTGTACTGCACTTCTATCAGCTTTATTATAAATACCGTGCATTCTTTGATTAATAGCTGCACTCTTTCTACTGAATTTGATTATATCTTCTTGAGTAAAAGCTGAGCCATCAGCCTTAGTATAACCTTGTTTTAGCTGCAATTTAGCACCTAACTTCTTATTACTACTATCTAATGGTACAACCTCAAAAGCATCCCATAGACTTACTAACTTACCATTAGGAGCCTTCATTTTATAAGCATCTGCCAGAGCTAAGCTGGTTCTATTCTGCATCCAGTGCTCACCAGCATTATTCATAAAGAATAAAGCAGATGTACCAAACATTCTACTGAACCAAGTCTTCCTATCAAAGTTGACTTCTCTTGTATCCTGTTCATATTCCTGCATTACATTGAATAGTTCATCCCATAAAGCTAACTTATTAGTCTTTACCCTATCACCTAACTGAGCTAAGAATGCTGGTAATTCCTTACCATAGGTTCTATCAGCTTTTAAAGTATTCTTTTCATTGAAGAACTCTCCTGAGAAAGACTCAATTCTCATCATTACCTTACCAGTAGCCACATTGGAGATACCTGAAAGGATATTCAATGCCAAGTTATTCATAGAAGTCATTCTATTAATAAAGTTAGCTACCTTTCCCTTGTCAATATTAGTCTTACCAAATGTTCCTTCATCTGCCATATATCTTCCATATACCTGCATTTCAAAGAAGTCATTCAGTCTTTCCATAAACCTTGACTTGTCTCCTGTCTTAGTTAATTTACTCTCAACCTTTCTACCTACTACCTTAAACTTCTCAACCATAGGTTTACCCCCTTCTGTTTGAGTGACTTGTCTTTCTCTAAGCATATCTCTACCTACTTCAAGAACATCAATGACCTTATTCATTTCATCAAAGTCATTAGCCATTGCTGCATAAGCAGTCATAGTGCCTACTATATCAGTAGATAAGTCATTAGCACTTTCTCCCTTCTTGAGCTTTGTAAAGTAGATAGGTAACATTTGTACCTCTCTGTCCTCAAAGTCTTTTACAGTTGCCTTCTCTCCAAAGTCTGTATCATCAGTTCTCCTAATGAAATTATCCTTGATACTTTCCCAAACCTGTTGAGCACCAGACTTCACACTTTCAGAGCTTTTAACCCTCTCAACCAAGTCTTTCCTAATCTTTACAGCACTATTCAGCTTGGTATATTTATCAGGAAGAAGAGCATCAAGTTTAGCCTTAATATCCATTACAGTAGTATAATAATCCCTTTGGGCTTTATTTAGCCTTCTGAACTCCATACTTTCATAAATGGATTTCTTAGGTTGTCTAACTCCATCTACAGTCTCCATATTGGCATTGAACCAGTTCTGTCTCTCTTCATTGTATTTATCAGCATTCTCTCCTACAGGGTTTCTGCCATACTTTTCATTAAGACTTTGGAACATAGTCCTCATTCTCTCTCTGAATAGAGCATGGTTTATCTCACTGATATAATTACCACTCAGATTACCTTTACTATCTCTCTCAAACATCCACTCAGTGTCTTTTACACCAGCCTGTTCAAGTTTAATAGTGGCAGCTTGTAGTTCCTTCTGAATATCAATAGTCTTCAATCTGGCTTGTTCCTTGCTCTTTTTAACAGCTTGGTCCATAATCTTCAACATATAATCAGAACTATCTGCCATACTATCCAGCCATCTGTCAAAGAAAGAAATATCTTCATCAGCTACTTTAACCAATTCTTCTGCATTTAGAGTCTTTCCTTTGTACTTTCCAAAAGGAACCACAAGGTTATCCCCTACAAAAGGCTTGATGAAATCAACAAATAAAGGCATAGAGATTGTATTATAGTCCACTGCAAGGTCATTAAGCATTGTAGTGACATTATCTAATGCAACCCTTACCCTTTGACCATATCTATTGTCTGTGGACTTCTCTTCCTCTCTGAGAGCCTCCCTTACTGAATCAGCTATCCTCTTATAACTGTACATATAGTTCCTGATGTCCCTGAGTACTCCAGCCCTTTCATTAAGATTGGTTGCAGGAGTATTCCTCAATACCTCAAGCCTGTTACTCACTTTCCTTAGTTCTTCAAGTGCATTATCAAGGAACATATATATGCCCTCAATCTCACTATTATCAGCTAATTCAAGCTCTAACCTGTCTATTAATAACCTCTGGTTGGCACTAAACTGACTGTTAGGATTTCTCTTTTCATAAATCTTAAGCCTCTTCAACTCATTATCTATAATCTTCTTCAAGAGAGTTTTATCTCTATCCACTCTTTCAGTAGTAGAATAGAATGCCTCAGAAGTAGCTATGTTCTCAACACTGATAGCTTCATCCATCTGTCCAGTAAGAATATCACCAGCCAGCTTGCTAAAGCTACTTTCTGCCTCAAGCATTGCTTTTTGGAACTGTGAAGCCCCTAATCCTCTAAAGAAATTTTTTACAGCATTAATAAACCTCTCCAGAAGGGATTTATAAGATGAAGAAGGGATGGGTTCAGACTGTAGTAAGTGTTTAGCAAGTAATTTACCAGCAGCTTCTCTGGCTAACTTTGATTCATCACCTTTATACAGGCTATCATAAGTGTTGTAATCATCACCTAATATCTCGCCTACTAAACTATTGTTAGCCAAGTGATTAACCAGTCTATTGATAAGAGGATTATCACCCATTGCCTCAATAGCAAAGTGAGCAAACTCTTCTGGTAATGCTCTCTCACCTTTAATACCATCAGCAAGTCTAATCAATTCAATTATACCTGTTGCAGCATCTCTGGCTTGACTAAAGTCTGTTACTCCTGCCAATCCTCTTCTCTGTTCCAAGTCTGTAAGAGCACCTATCCCAATACCATTAGCAGCTAATATCTCTCTCAATCTATTATTAAGAGTGTAATTATACTGCATATTGTTAGCTTCAAGACTATTCATCTTGTTTCTTACTCTGACAAAAGGACTGATATAAACCCTATTACTTTCATTGTCCCATACCTTTTCAACAGATGCAACATAGTCTTCTCTAAACTCTGATTGAGTATTGAATTGAATAGCCTTTTGGACTAACATTCTATAGTTTTCATCATTGTTCAGATATAACTTAGCTCTACCTGTCTTATGGTAATGACCAATCTCTTCATTAAGGTTCTTTAGAATCTTCTGCTCATCAATAATACTTCTTAGATTAGTTTTCTTCAAGAGACTGCTTAGAGTAGGTTCACCATTTTCATCCATCTGTAACCTTGGATTCCAATTAGTAATAAAGTCACTACTCTTTGTAATGAGGTATATTCTTGTTGCCTCCTGTCTATTAGGGGCATAAGCCAGCAGGTCTTTAAATAACCTGCTGCTTACTACCTCATTTTTACTGTTCCTCACTTGAGGAATTATTGCACATTTCTTAGCCATATCTATAATTCATATAATGTATTTGCACCACAGATTTTATCATTGTTTGCATCCTCATACTCAGTATTAGGACTAATAGAATTAATATCATCTGCTTTCCCTTCATTCACTTCAAGTGGAGCACCATACACCTGACTGAAAGCCTCACTTGCAATATCTTGAGTCAGACTTGAGAAATCATAGTTAAGATATTCTGGCATGGAGTCATAATCAATATCAGCTTCCTGATAGGCTGTTATATCCTGATTTACATTAGGAGTATAATCCCTGTCATTCTTATCAATTACTGACTTCATTTCAGTAACATCCTTACCATATTCATACTCAATGAAACTGTTCTTGAATCCAAGTGGGTCTATCCTTTCATACACAGCTACATTAGGTTGTACATTATCAGCTTGTGTAAGCCTGTAATATATTGTACCTCCCTTATATCTTCTTGCTATGTAATTAAAGAAGTCATAGGTTGTTTCCTCTCCTGTTCCCTCTCTCTTTCTTATTATCTTCTTATCACCACTGTTAGATTCAGTATCAATGGTTATTTTAACCATATCCAAAGCATCACCTTGTTCATCAGTGAAAGAAGTGGAAGCCTCTGTGGGAACCTCAGGAACCAACTGTCTGTTATCCAAGTGATTGTAGATGTACTGGTCAATAAACTGACTGTAATCATCCTCACTTTCCAACAATCCTCTCAGTGTATCAATGTACTCTGGAACAGACTGTCTAATGGCAGTTGGTGCTAAATGAATGAAAGTAGAAGGTCCAAATGCAAATCCATTTCTGTAATAACTGTATCTGAATAAATTAAGAGCTAAAGCCTGAGCTTCTGGACCCATATATAACAATGATTGCCAGTCTCTCATATATCTTTCCCTAAGAGTAGGACTTAACTGACCAACATTCTTAAATACTACTGTATCTACAGGATTGTTTTGGTTAGCCCTTATTACTCTTAATCTCTTAACAAACTCAAGTTCAGCTATTTCAGGATGTTCACTCAATGTTCTGTTGAAATAATCAGGGAAATTATTGATGAAATCCCTTCTCTTATCACTGGATGTTGTAACCTTATCATCTGCTCTTAGGTTAGCTTCTTGCCCAAAGAATGATGTCTTGGACATAATATAAGCTAACAAATCATTGTAGATGTTATTGAGTGTCTTTGCATTTAACTTGCCTGTCTTAGTGTACTGTCTTAAGCCTCTCAACCCTTCCTTACCATCAATTACTTCTCTGAATGAAGAAGTGAACTGAGGGAAATATCTACTAAACATTTCTTGTGTTTGGTCAATACCAAGACTAAAGAATGCTTGTAAATAGGGTAATGGGGAACTTAATAACCTCTCTCTTATCTGGTCAATATCCATACCTTTCATACTGAAAGGCATAATAACATCTGCACCAGTTAAAGGGGAGTTTTCATTTAAAACCACATTAGTCAGGAAATCATCAACCTTCTGTATCTTAATCTGTGTGTCTGCAATAGTAGGACCTGCTGCACCACCTTGGGTATCTGCTCTTGTAGCTTGAACTAACTGTCCTAAAGCATCTGCTGTGCCCATTATTCTCTTGAATAAATAGCCAGCAGCCACTTGCTTCTTATAGAACTCAACCTTTCTGTAGTCAGATGTCTGTGTCCTATCACTTAATTCTTCCACTTCCTTCTGGAGAATGATATTGTCTGCCAATTCATCTGCCATGAACTTATTAGATTTATAATTGTCATAGGTTACATCTTCCATCATTGCAGCCCTTTTCTTATAGTTCTCAATGACTTCATCAATGATTGTGTCCTTTCCTTTGCCTTCCCTACTCTCTCTAAAATAGGTATTGGTAATATCCATTACAATTGGTTGTGACATAATCAAACCAATCTCAACAGGATTATAGCCAAGCCTACTTAAAAGCATTGAGGCATCAGCAGTGAATGTATTCTGATTCAATGAAGCAAGCACAGGGTCTTTTACATTATCCACAGATGCAGCAAGGAAACCTGCATTATTCCTTGAGATATACTCCTTATTGTCATTCATCAGACCATGAAGAGAAGTCAGTCTCTTACCATTAAGTAAGAAAGAGCCATTCTCAGTATCAAGACCTAATTCAGTATGTTGCATCAAAGCATGGTTTGCATTATGGTTGGCATAAATACCAATCAATGCTGCACCAGTCATATTCTGCTGATGAAGTTGAACTTGAGTTCTTGGGTTAAGAGGGTCAAGTTTTTTCTTGAACTTCTCTGCCAATTTGTCAAGTTTCTTTAAATCCATACTCTGTAACTTGGAAAGAGTACTTTGATTTTCAGGAATATTCAGTTCCTTTCTTAGTTCAGACTCTCTACTGGATTGTAGAATGTTAATTATTCTTGCAGACTTCTTCTGATAATCAAAACCACCGGGGTTAAGCATCTTTGAAGCAGTGTCAGCATTAGTCAGAACACCCCACATCATATCAATCAGTAGATTGTTTCTGGCTTCAAGACTATTCTCTTGTGGAGACTTGCTAAAGTCATATTCAATCTTCTCAATCTTGTCCTCAGAAGATACTCTATACTTCTCTCTATTAGCTTTATATGTCTTCCAGAGATTGTATTCCTGACTATCCTTAGGAGCTTTCCTACCATCATCTATGGCTCTGTTTACACTCTGTCTATACTCCTTCAACATTTCAGGAGATACAGCTTTTCCTTGTGTCAATTGAGCAACCAAATCATCAACAAACTGTCTTCTATTATATTTAGGAGTTATCTTGAACTCAGGCAGCATAATATACAATTTATCCACATCAAAGTCAGAACCACTTAGGGTAGTAATCTCTGCTGGAAGTATAATTGCAGAACCATTTTGCTGGGGTAAGAAACCTTTAATATAAAGAGGAGCCATTGAATATTTGTCCTCTGTTGGAACTCTATAACCAATCAACTTTCTCAAGCTGTCTGGTAATTTATTTACATCCAGTTCATGAGTACCTGCCTTCATAAGAGGTTCATAGAACTTCCTACTATATGCTGGCATATAAACTTCGAGATATTTGATTCTCTTGTTCTCTCCTTCACCTTCAAAAACAATCTTTAATTCATCAGTAAGACCATAGTCAGACACCTGAATAAGTGCTCCTCCTCTAATCTTCTGCTTAGTAATCCTACTCTTGATAATACTATTCAGCAATGTCTGTACTCTTTGGGATTGTACAGGGTCAAATAATGGAATATTGAATTGTCCTTTCTCATTGAGAGTACAAGCTCTAATCATATCAATTCCATATCTTTGATTACCTCTCAATTCCTCAAGAAGAATCTTCTCAACCTGTCTGGCATCCTTGAAGATTTCATTTACATCAGCAAAAGCCTGAATGATATTCTCAGTGTTAACAGCATTGTACATATCTAACCATTCCTGCTTAGACATCTCTCTGCCATTCACATCAATCTTAACATCTGGACTAATATCTGCTGTAATCAGCTTTCTAATCTGAGTACCAACTAACTGAACTGCATCAATAGCATGTTCTGGAGTTGCAGTCTGAATACCATAGTCTTCATAGCTTACTTTATGAACCACATTAGGGTTCTCAACACCATTCTGAGTAGTGGCATTCTTAAGAACAGCCTTGACATCTTCCTTAGTATTGACACTGTTCAAATCAATTACACCTTGTTTCCCAACCTTAGTAGTTGATTCAAATTGAACTACATCAATTCCATTCTCTTCCATGAACTCATTGATAGCCACAAGTTTACCTGATTTACCAAGTGGACCTGAAACTAACTGGTGCATAGCCATAAGAAGGAACTCTGAGTTCTTATGTTGAACTGGTGTCTTAATGCCTGTATGACCTTGAACTCCACTCATATTATTCACCTGAGTGTACACATAAGGTTTCTTGGTCTGCCAGATAATATTGAAATCAGCCATATCCCACTTACCATTTTGGAAGTTATCAAAGGCTCTCTGCATATTATCTGTCCACTGACCAGACATATCAAGAATAGCTCTGTAAGAACTTAATGACCTGTAAGCCTGAGCATCTGCCACATTTACCTCTCTGAACTTATTCAAGATTAAATCTCTGTCTCTCTTTGACATCTCACCTTTCTTGACTCTTTCATCAAGTACAGTTGCAATATCATCAAGTGCAGAGGATACAATCTCATCATCCTTTAGATAAATAGTCCTCTCTTCCTTTCTACCATACTTAGAGTTGGTATTAAGTCTGAGAGCAGGAGCATGAACCTCCTTATATCTCTTTTGGAAGTCCTCTATATTCTTATAGAAAGCAAGGTCAGTTGTAGTGAGTTCAATGATTTGTGATGTAGCAAACTTACTATTCCAGAAATACTCTCTCAACTTAGCTTTGGCATTATTTCTAATAACCAAATTTCTATTGATACTATCCATTTCCTTAGCAGTAATCTCACCTCTCACCATCTTCTCTCTCAACAAGTCCTTAATACTTTCAAAAAGAGTAGTTGCTCTTCTATCATCTACTGGATTATTATTATTGTAATCCCTTAAAAGAATATCCATTTCTGTAGTCCACATTCCTTCAAGAGCCTTCTTTGCATTATTCAAAGAAGTTGCTGTATTCCTATTATAAGAACTTTGACCAGCATTTACACCAATTACTCCAAGATATTTGTACTTACCATTAGGCAGTTCTTCAAGTAAACCAGCTTTAGCCCACTCTCTGTAAGTCTGTTCAAACTCATTATCAAGAGCTTCTCTTACTGACTCTCTGATGAACTCTCTTAACTCAGCACCAGTTCCTTCATTCTGGATTCTCTGGAACCTATCAAGGAAAGTCTCACCATTGTCATATCTTACATCATTCAGAGCTGTAAGGAACTTAAACTCAGAACCTCCTTTACTTTTAACTTTCCCTTCCTCATCTCTGATTATATCATAGTTTGCAATAGGAGCAATGTTAGGATTACCCTTTTGATATTCAACATCCCTTTGGTTTACAAGAGCTATTCTATCTACTTCTTGATTAACCAAATCAACCATCCTATCAAGGATAATATCATCATACTTCATATACTCACCATCTTCTCCAATGATGCTATGATTGTCATACTTCCTGAATCTAATGAACTCAGCAGAAGGACTATCTGAAAGAATTGGCACATGGTAATTAGCCCATTGAATATCAGATTTACTGTTATCTGGGTCTCCAAAGTATTCTGTCAGTAATACTAAGGTATAATCCAAATCATCCCAGTTCTGATATGCAACCTTATCTGAGTTAAGTAGAACCTTATGGCTCAATCCTCTTCTCATTTCAGGGTTATTTACCAGTTGCTCAATCCAGTCATTTCTCCATCTACCATCCTTATAGAACCATTCATATTGTCCGAATTCATTTTCAACAAACTCTTTGAACCTTGCTTCATTACCCATAACATTCTTAAGCTGTTTAATCAACTTGCCAAGATAGTTAGGAGTAACATGGCTATAGTATGACTTATCATTTTCCCTCACACTACTTTCAATGGCATCTTCTGTTACTTCTGCAAGCATCATAGCTATGCTATTGTAAGCAGAACCAAATGTATTTATCAAATCCCCTCTCTTTTCAGTTCCATCTTCAAGAGTCTCAGATTTAACCTCACCTTTCTTTACACCACTGAATATGATATTTAATTGAGGAAGAAGCAACATAATTGGGTCTGTTGCAGTACCATCTTCATATTGCTTTATATTGGTCAGAGCATCCAATAATACACCTTGATTAGCATTGATACCAATCATATTAAGGAGCTTATTCAATGTCTTCCAAACCTTTTCATCCTGTAGAAGTTCCAACCTTTGTTCTGTACTAAGATTGGTAAATCTGTTATTAAGAGCTTCAGTCCATTTAAGACCATTCTCTGCATTCTCAAGATTCAAGTCTCCATTCTTGTCATAGATACTATCATCATCAAGCAGATTACCATTCTCATAGTTATCCCTCCATTCATCAAGTAGATAATAGACACCCTCAGGCTTATTGATAGCAATAGTTTCCATCTTGAAAGTACCATCAGCCTGTAGCTTCTTCTTCTGAATCCAGTAAGGCATAAAGTCCTTTCTGAAATCCTGATAGAACTGACTGAATAGTTTGGGTTCAGCCTGTAGCTTCTTGACTATTTGCTTAGTCCAAGGCTTGGTATTACCCAGAGTCTCCAGAAGTGGTAACATATCATCAGATGTAATCATATCTCTGAGCTTGTCTATAAGGGTTGCATGAACATAGTCTGCATCAAGAAATCTTAGATTTCCTAAATCATCCTTATCATACTTTCCTCTGTAGTCAAGTTGGGGTATCTCTCTGATTACCTTTCTAACTTCTTGACTTAAAGACTCATGAGAGCTTACTTCCCTATAATTAGTCATCCATCCATCCTTGAAAGCCTCATCCTTTACAAAATCATCAGCTTGTGTATCTACTGCACTATCTCCCTCTGGAGTATCATTATTAAGGTTGGCATCTTTAGGGGCAATATAATTAGGGTCAATCCTAATCCCCTCTGTAGCTATTAGTATAGTACTTGCTTCCTCAGCCAAAGGTTTGAAGTTATCTACTACTTTCTGATAAGCATTAGTCTTATATAATGCTTTCTTCTTTGCAGCTTCATACTTCTGTTCATCACTATATCTTTCAGAACCTTTCATACTATTGATTATATTCAGTTCTGATTGTATCCTATTCTCCTCAGAGTCAAGTATATAGTTATTGAAATAATCCCTTACTCTACTAAATAAGCCAGCAGGTGTATATAACTTGATTATCTTGAATCTATCAAGAGTTGCTAACTCTTCTTTCAATTCATTGACAGCAAGTACATCACCTTCTTTTTCAGCATCAGCAATTCTCTTATTAAGAGTATCATTGTGTTCTTGCAGTGCTGTATCTATTTCATTGCTAAAGAATCTTGCAATCAGACTAACCCTGTCTCTTCTTGTTCTTGGGTCAAAGTCTAAATCTACTTTAGCTTGTTCTTCCACAGTGGAAATTATTGGAGCTTCAAATGAAGATGAAAGTGCTTTATCAAGCATCTCTATAGGATTAAAACCTTTATTGAATTTACCTGTAGAAACCCATTCACTACTAAAATATACATTAGATGGTATTTCACCTGCATTAAGAAACATGTCAATCATTTCATTACCTGAATAACCATTCAAAGAAATCTTATCACCTATATTTCTATAAGCAACCATAAATTTCTTATTAGGATTATTTAAAGCAACTTGATACATCTTCCTAATATTCTCTGTAATTTGAGAAGGAGATATACTTTTGAGACCTCTATTTTCTTGCACCCTGAGGTCTTTAGTAGGTAAAGCATAGGCACTTCCTTGTAATCCTTCTCCCTGACCATAAATTGCACCAAATTTATCTCTTGCAACTTTGGCAGCTCCAGCACCATGTCTTCCTTCTGGATTACTACCAAACACAAAGATAACATCCTTTGATGGTGTAATATCCCCAGAATAACTTTGTACAGAAGGCTGTGGAGGGTTTTTCCTTAGTTCTGCCCTAAAGTTATTTAGTTCAGAAGCAGTAGGATAAGTGTCCCAGTCCTTATTATTCTTGTCTTGCCATAGCTCAACAAGTCCCTTGACTGATTCTATAGTTTCACCCTGTAATTTAGCAGCCAATTCCTCTATTGTAGAATTAGTTGTGATACATCTTTTACTCATCTTGTTATAGATTTATAATTAAATTTATGTGCAAATATAAAGGTTGTTTTCTTAATATGCAAGTTATTAAGGGTTTTCTTTTTGAGAGGTAAACCAAACTCTTTAAAAATAAGAAAGGGGAGACTTAGCTCCCCTAACTATTATTCAACTACATACTTAACACCATTGAAGATAAGTTGTTTGATTGTATTTATATTTACTAATCTGACTCCATCTTCTTTGGAATTTCTTTCAATATCCATATCAAGACATTTATACTTACCATCCCTTGATACAAACTGCATCTTGTAGCCTCTCAGTACCCTATCTTCTCCTTCAATGAAGTCCTTAATAGGGTTATTCTGAATGTGTTCCAGAGCTTCTTTATAAGCTACAGCCATTGACTTCTTAGCTTTCTTAGCCTTGTCAATCAAAGCTACAGCCTCTTGTCTTTGTGCTTCCCTCTCAGCTTCATATTGCTTCTTGGTCTTAGCTTTATCCTGCTTTTGGAACACAACAGTGAATACCTCAGAAGATTTGATACCCTCAAAGATTGTCCTTATACCTGGAGTACCATCTTTCTTATCTTCTTTAGTCACTTTTACTTCTTTGTCATACTGGTCAGAAGTATTAAGCAGGTCTTGAACATAACCATAACCTAATGTCACTGACTTTCCACTCTCTGTATGCTTGAACTTGATTGTATCTTTACCAATCTCTTCAACAATGTAATGTGATTCTTCTGAGAATACATCACCTACTGCTATTTCTTTAATATTGATTTTCATTTGTTCTTGATTTTAATCTGTTACTTCTTTTGAATAAGCAGTATATACTGCATTTAATTCTACATCATCCTTTACAGAATCCATAGTAGCCATATACATAGCTTTTGTCCTTGTTCCACCTCTACTTAATGCAGCAGCTTCAATCACTTGAGAAGTTTTACCACTATTCTTGAAAGGAACACTTACACCATTTGTCATGGCAGAAAGCTCTTTATACCATTCAACATACATAGGGTCAATAGTCATGGTATCAAATTTGATACCTAATTCACTTGCCTTCTTAGCTTCTTCTCTCCAATCAATCTGGGCATTACTTATAATACCCTTGTAGCTGTAACCTACCTTGTGAGGTGCTGCATCAGCAATTAATAATACTGCCTTAGTAGAACCCTCTCTCCATGCAGTTTCCTCCGTGATTTTCTTAATGACCAATTCATAGAATTCATCACCATCCCCACCACTTGTATCCTGAGCTTCATTAATAAACTTGATGATTTTGTTTTCATCATTAGTAAGGTCTAATACTTGGTAAGCCTTACCAAAGTTATCCTTGCTCCTCATATCACAATAGTCACCAAATGCTACTATACCAATCCTTAAATCAGGATTAGAACTGAATAATTTGGGAACCAACTCCTTCACATGGGTCTTTACTGCATTAATATAAGCTGACATAGAGCCAGTTGTATCAAATGCAATTACCATGTCAAGCATACCATCAGTAGTAGATGGCTCTACTACTTTAGGTAGCTCTTTTGTCTTAATTAAATTTGTTCTCATTAAATGAACTTTTCAAGATTTGACATAAACTCTTGAGCTTCTTTCTGAGTTTCAGAGATGAAACCTATTTCATCCTCAAGGAGTTTTACCTTTTGTTTCTTACTGTCAATGTCTGCCTGCATTTCTGCATTCAATTTTGAAGCATCTTCATGTGCTTTCTTAAACATTGATTTTACTCCAGTCAGCCTTTCCTTAAATGAAGGCTTCGCAATAACTGCTTGTTTCTTACTTCCAAATGCCATTGTTTTTTTTTTAGTTATTAATCAGGATTGGCTTCATCATATAAATCCACCAAATAATTTCTTCTCAAAAACTCCATGTGTAATGGATGTGCCGGTTCTCTTGCTTGAGGATGAGCACTGCCTGCATCCCTCAACTCAAAGAAGTGTTCCCAATCACTTGCAAAACCAGTCATAACCAGTTCTGTCTTAAGTGAATTAGGTAATACAGCTCTTGCTTGTTGTGGTTTCCAGCCATTATTGATAAGATTGAAGTATTGTACCTCAGAAGAAGCAAGACTAAATAAGAAGTACAACTCATTCAAGTCCTCTTGTGTATAAGTAGGGTTACTTAAACTACCCATTTGAATAAGAAGTTCTTGAGAGTTTTGTTCTCCTAACTGTCTTTCATCTACCCAAGGAGGTAGGATAAAAGTAAGTTCATTACCAAACTTATCCTTACTATAGTTACAATATCTTGTACTTTCCTGTGCAAAGGAGAATACTCTATGCCTTACAAATTCCATCTGTTTATACTTAGGCTCTTTATCCTAAGTCTCTCCAAGTTTCCTTGGAGTGTCGGACTATATCATCATCCTATAAATAGGATGCCCAACACTCTTGTTCCTATTATATTCTCCTAAAGGAGTTTCAAGGATTAGTCTCTGAACCTTTCAGAGTTGTTAAGCTCTGACTTGGCTGCTGATTAGCATGATTTAAGACTTTTTGAGCAAATTCATATAGTTCAGACATTGATAATATGTGTTTGCATTTATTAGCTTGTGCTGTAACCCATTGAACATTTCCTTCTATATACCCCTTAGATGAATCAATTCTATCTAAAGAAGCTCTTAATATATTAGGTAATTCATCTCCAGTTATAGCACATTTTCTATTTTGAGTAAGATACAAGTTCCACAGGTAACCTATAGTGACATTAAATTCAATCTTTCTAACAATAGCTTTAGCTTTGATACCATTAAACTTAGATAAAGTAAGGTCTCCTACTTTTCCATTGATAATAGTTAGGTTATCTATATTAGTAAGATTAGAACAATGCTTACACTGAAACCATCTGCTTGTATTAGTAAGTGCAGAAGCAGTTAAATACTGCTCATGCCCACACTTACACTTACATTTATATCTTAGTTGTCCATTAAAGTTTTCAGCTTCTCCTATGACAGTCCAATACTTATAAGTATTACCTATTATAATAGGAGTTCTTCTCTCCTTTCTTGAACACTGTAAACATTGAGTAGTTTTCCCTAATCTTAAACTACTCCAATGCTTATACTCAATTTTACCACATTCACATTGAACTTTTACATTTCTTTGCCCTCCTGTGGTATATACAGGAGTAGAATCTATTACAGTCCATTTACCAAATCTTTGTCCTACTTCAATTTCTGTTCTCATACACTATAAATATTAAATTCATAGTGCAAAGGTACAAAAATTATTTTGAATATGCAAATCTTAGATTTTAGCCTTCCAGCAATTCATTGGGTTTTTCATTGATAAGTTACCTCATCAAGCCACAAATTCTTTATGGGATACACCTCTATCACATACAAAGTGAACAGTAATTCTTTTTGCATGGAACTCTGTGGGTTCACATAAATATTGAAGTATATCTGGTATATACTCCTCAGCAAAGTTCTCTATCATTACTCTGAAATTAGTAGTAATATAGTTATGTACTTTATCATCCAAAGGTCTTATAACTACTCTGGAATAAGGATTTGAGGCAAAGAAAGGGACTAAATTATAGTCTCCTGCTGAATTAGGTATATCCAAATACACAGTGCCATGTTCCAACATAGCACCATGACCAGACTTAATCATTCTCTCCACAAACTCTTTAGCAGAATCTTCTGTTATCTTATCCTCAGATTTATAACATACTCTTCCTGCCCTTTCAATCTGTTTGTAAATTCCTTCAAGACCTTCTTGTTGGTCCCAAATAGAAAAACTTGGTTTAATTAATCTCATATTTTAATCATCTATTACTACAACTTCATCAATATCAAACTCTTTAGGAAACTCAGCATCTTCTACCTTTTTATGAAAGGCTTTATTAATCTGTTCCTCCTCTGCATCTGGAGGTAATTCAACCTCATCATAATATGATATGGTTACACTCACAAACCTCTTATGTTTTACATCAAGAGGTTCATTGAATGGAGCCATGGGGTCATTACTTGCCCCTAACGGCAAATTATCCATCTTCCTTTTCTTTTTAAGTTTCTTAATATCTATCTCTAAATTATTTTCTTTTATAAGTCTTCGAGCAATAACACTTTCAAGTTTTAATGGGATGCTAATATGTCTGCCTTTTTCATTAAGGTAGATAGCATGGTCTCCATTATGTCTGTCATAATAGAAACCATTGGCTACTACCACCCTAACAAACTCTCTATGTGTAAATTGCTTCATCACCAAAGCTCTTTAATTCTCCTAAAGTCCTCACCTTGAGGTACTGGACAATCCTTCACCCACTCCATTTCCTTGACATTCCATAGTGACAAATCAATATGCTCAGGAAGGAGAAGTTTCATATCAGCAAAGAGATTAAGTCTAAGAGATTTCCCTTTAATGAAATCAGATTTAGTTTCCTTAACCTCTTGCATCATATTGTTCAGTTCCACAAACTTATCAATATCACTCTGACTGTGAGGAGTCAAGACTATACCATCTGCATAAGCTAATATAGTCCTTACTCTATCCCAAGCAGCTATTGAAGTGTACACATATACCTTTGGAATATCTGTATAAACCTCACTAATAACTCGAATAGACCTTATTAATTCAGCTACTTTATTAGTGTGAATCAAAGGTTCTCCTCCAGTAATCATTATCTCCTCATAGTTCCATCTATCCACTACTGGTAAAGATGAAAAATCCCATGAGTTATTACAACACATGGGACACTTGTTAGGACATTTAGTTGTTACTAATAACCTAAGTTTCTTATTCATGATACTACATCTTTATAAGTTACCACTTGTTCAGCCATAAGACCATTGCAAGGAGGTACAATTACTTGTTCAATCCTTGTTACTTTATATAGATGTGGAGTACCATTATATATACCATTACTCTTCAAGAGCATTTCTGCTTCTTGAGGATTAATAGCCTTACACATTGCACATCCTTTACCTATACCAGTAACTTCATATTCCATAACCCAGAGTTGCATTGCTCCATCAGGAGCACATCCTACATCTACCCTATCCCTATTAGGGATTGTAATGTCTGGGGCACAATAAATTCCTTGTTGTCCTGCCATACTATTTACTATATCTATACATACTTTTTACTTTATCTGCTCTACCCATACTTCCATCATAGATAACATAAGTTTCAAAGATTGAAGCATCAGGTCTAACCTTCCTTAAAGCAACTGAAATACCAGCTTTTGTTCTTCCTAAATAATAGGAATCATCAACGAATATCCAGTTCTTACAAAGCAACTTATCCTTGAATATAAGTGCTTCATTACCCAATCTGATACCACCATTAGTGACAATTACTTCTCTAAAGTTTTCAGTCAATCTGTCACCATACATTGTCATAATGGCATTACCAAATCCTCCACTCACAATTAATCCAATGTCACTAAGATTTAGTTTCTTTCCAGCATCATTCATAAAGAATGAGAGGAAGTCTTCAAGTATGCTTCTATCCCCTTTAATCATAAAGTCAAGAGCATTGAAGAACTCCTCTCCTTCCTTGTGTTGTTTTAGAATGACACCTATCTTTTCATTCAATGTCATAATATACCCTTTGCATGAAGATAATATCTAACTATATCCCAATCCACATAAGGTCTATCAGAAATATAACTATGTTTCAAGGGAACTCCTAAAGCTGCATCATCAATATAGATGTGTGCATAAGGTTTAGGTGATGAAGTCCAATCCTTTTGAGTTGGATTTTCATTTACACCAAACAAAGGAATATCATGCTTCTTAAACCAGTCTATTGCATCCTGCAACCCATCACTGGGTAATTTAGCTGGCTTAGTCTTGCCATAGCCAAACTCCTCTGTTTCTTCTGCTCCATCTAACTGATGGCTTCTCATAGTGAACAGTATAATCTTATGACCTTTATCAGTTAATTCTTTTAAGACTTCTGCTGCTCCTATCTCTGCTCCTACTCTTGGGAACTCATGTGTAACACAAGTTCCATCAAAGTCCACTGCTATAATCATCCTTCAATTATTGTTTTATACCTTTCATAAGTCTTTCTTATTACTTCTTCACCAATAGGACTCTCTCTTTTAGAGTCCCTCTCAATACATACTTCAAGGGGCATAAAGAAGTCCTTATACTCTAAGGAATAACAATTCATATAACCTGAGGTACTGTCAACTAAGTTTTCATAGTATTCTACTTCCTTTGGATTAAGATTCATGTTATCAATAACAATATCATACCCAAATTCCATAGCACTTACCATGAAATCTTTCTTTATGTCAGATACAAGATTTTCTCTACTTGGAACCCAGTATTTACCAAGCATGTTTCTGATGTCATCATTATTGAACCTTACTCTATGCTCTGGGTCTTCAAGTACCCATTGTTTAGCCCATGTAGTTTTACCTGAGCCTTGTATCCCTCTACACAAAATTATCTTACTCATAACCTGCATCTATTTGTCTGATTCTCTCTTTAGCTATGTGAATTATCTTCTCATAGTCAAGTTTTCTACTATCAGTTTCCTTAGTTCTAAGTATCCTTTTAACAATATCTGCATCCCAAGGATTTAGATTATATTCTAACCATATATCCCAAGGTTGAATTTTATGTTTAGCATAATCAGATTGTCCTACATTATAGCTTCTAACATCTTCTTGAGTCTGAGACACTTGAAGAGTATTGGGTAATGAGAAGCTCTTAAAGAACTTAGTATAACTCCATTCATGTTCTTCTTTAGTATCATCTACTAAATAAATACTGGTATTTTTTATTTCAGCTACAGTATAACACTTGCCTACATCAAAGTATAAACTCTCTTCTCCTTCATATATGACCTTATCACCTACTTTTAACATTCCCATTATTACTTTCCTCCCAATCTTCTAATGTTACAAACTTGTCAAGGAACTGTCTCTTTTCCCTGACATAATAATGACCATTCTTGAGACTCATATAGAGAACTGCATCTATCCATTCCCCACTATCCATGTCTTTCATCTTTACTATACCTTTAGCATAATATTGATTCTTGGTCTTAGGATAGACATAGATTCTCTTCTTTTGCTCACAACTTAACAAGTGGATAGTGTAAATAAGCCCACATAGAGCTATTACAACTACCACTGTTACTACCAATACTTTCCAAATCTCCATAATTTCCTAATGTATCCAGAAATCTGCTTTATCACCCTCAGCAGGAAGTTCTACTTTCCTACAGAAGAATGCTCCAGCCTTTTTCATACAATCTTTCAAAACCTCTGTCATTTCATCAGCTATCTCTTCTGGAACCTCTATATTCCATTCATCATGTGCTGGAATACATAACTTTACCTTGAATAACAAATCATGCTCTACAAGATATTCCCATAAAAAGATAGATGCAGTCTTGAACATAGTGGCACCACATCCTTGACAAGGATAATTGATTGCTTGTTTTTCAGATGCAGACTTTCTCTTGAAGAAGTGTCTTACAGGATGCACATATACATCAGCTATATTTACATAAGCCTCTCTGATAGTATCTTTTCCTGCTTTCTTGGTTGTATAATGATATACTCCCACCATAGAATTAAAGTTGTCTCCTCTGGCAAATCTTTGATATAACTCATTCTTCACTTGTTTAGGAAGCAACTTATTCTCTTTACCTTTATAAGGTTTATAGGTAGCCCAATACTCTTGATTGAACCTTGCTTTTATACCCATTAATATGTCATAATCATAGATATAAGCCTTTCTTCCACTTGAAAAGTCAGTAATGATATATCCATGCTCCATGACAAACTTTCTCTGTCTGTCTTGATACACTTTCATACCTTTAAAACCTTTCATGTAGTTATTATAAATCTTGTTGGCTTCTACAAGAGGAATACCCTTATTACCATGAATAGTGTTAGCATCACCACCATAATTAATGGCAAATTCAACACCCTTAGCTTCACTTCTCCAATGTTTGAACTTATACTTTACTTCTTCTATAGGACAATTTCCTATTATCTCAGGATAAGACATCTTGGCTACCAGAGAATGAATATCACCACAACCATTATTGAACAAATCAATCATAGCTGGGTCATTGGTTACATCTGCAATGATTCTTGATTCTTGCCCACTATAGTCACAAGAAATCCATTTCATTCCTTTTCCTGCAACAAAGCAAGCTCTTGTCTCACTGTCAGATGGAAAGTTCTGAAAGTTAAGATACTCAATATTGTTTGATTTATCCTTACCTCCTGAACTTAATCTTCCTGTATCTGTTCCCAACTGATTAAAGTTAGTATGTAACCTTCCACTCTTTTCATTTATCTGGTTAATTACATTCTGACCATAAGTGGAAGTAACCTTCTTTGCTGCCTTATATTGTAGATACAAATATGCAATGGTAGATTTATCTTGCTGAGGTTCAATTACTTTTGCCTCAATACTATCCTTCCATTCACCAGTATCCTTATCTTTAGCTAACAAATCAAAACCTAATGATTTGAATAATGGAATTACCTGTTTAGGACTATCCCAATTAATCAAACATTGAATCTTGCTTTGAAAGCCAAGAAATAGGTCTCCTTGAAGGTCTTCCTTTATGTACTTGGTACTTAACCTTGCATCAATAGGAACTTTCCATGCTTCACAATAACCCCTCTTTTGCCCTTTAATGTCTGCTTCTGGGCATCTCTCACCCTTCATCTTTTTCCTTGCTTTCTCAAGGTCATCAGGGTCATCCCATCCTTCTATCTGCAAGTAATGATAAGCATAATTCTCTCCTTTAGCTGAATTAATAACCCAATTACTGAGTGCATCCTCAAATACTTTGACAGTGAAATTATCAAGAAGCATTTTTCTTTCCCACTTACTTCTGTCTAATAATACACCACAATATTCAGTATATGCAACCCAAGGAACAGACTTATTCTCATACACAAGAGCTGTAACTAATCCTCTCTTCTGGAGTTCTTTTTCCTGTGCATCCATTATCTTCTCCAGATATTTCACATCATTTGCACCATACTCAATAACATCTTCTGAAAGACCAGCCCACATCACTTTACCCCGAACAGTTTTATCCAGCTCAACACCAAGATAATTTTGACCTGCTGCTTTTAAAGCCATAGAATGAATACCAGCAGGAAAGCCCATATACATAAGTTTCTCTGCCAAGAAACCATCATAAACCTGTTTTACAACCACTCTTTGATGGAATAAAAACTTCAAGTCAAACTTGATATTCCAACCAATAAATAGTCTATCAGATTCAAGATAGTCTTTAAAGAAACTTAGGCTTACAGTAGTTATATCAATTACTACTTGAAACTTATAACACCCCAACTGGAGCATTATGAGTTCTTTTGTATAAGGGTCAAACCCTCTGGTTTCAGTATCTAAGCCAACCTTTCTTAAAGGCTTGAGCATGTGCAATGCAGCTTGTGGAGATATTATCTCATACTTGTCAGATTCAGGCAGTATTTGTTGAGTGACTACATAAATCATATATTTACAATTGCATCAATTAATTCTTTTTCTTCTTCTGGCGTGACTTCAAAGGTAATAGCATAACCTACTCCCATTACATGGTCTATAGATTTAACTACTGCCTCAGCTTCTTCAAGATATTCTCCCTCAACTATCATTGGACCACCTGATGGGTCTATGAACTTTTTCTTCTTATCTGTCAAACCACTCCTCATAGTATATGTGGAAGTCTTTAACATATAAGTGTGTGACTCACTGCCATCTGGCTTAACTAATCTCCTAAGATAGTTGTGTTCCTCTCCTCTTGATTTTAACTCTATTAAGTCTTTCATACCATTGAATATGCTACTAATTCATCAAAATTCAGTACATACCTATACTTCTGAAAGAAAGTATTTCCAATAATACCATGTAAGTTAATACCAAACTCCTGTTTAATATTACCAAATGCCTGACTTAAGTCTACTACTTGGAAATCATCCTCATAGCTCTGACTTCTATATCCTACATTCATTCTTACATACTTAGATTCTTGGATAGTACCCTCTATTCCAAAATGACCTCCACTCTCTCCAGTCTCTTCATAAGATAATCCTTCCAGAGCAGCTTCATTGATTGAAGAATAAGATGCACCAGTATCAAGAAGGAAGTTCAGTTTCCTGCCATTGTTCATGAATGTGACAATTGGTAATTCAACCAAATCCATAGACTCCCTAAATGAGATTCTCCCCACTTTAGGGTCTATCTTCCTCCTGCTCATTATTACATTAACAACTCCTGCAATAATGGCTACACAAGCCAATGTTACTATCATTGCTACAATTTTCCATACAAACTCCATGTTTCATGTTTTTTTTTAGTGATTATTTGCCAGTTGACCCTATTCCACCTCTTCCTTCATTTCCAAGAAAATCTACAGGCTCCAGAAGTGGTTTAGATGATAATAGCCATTTTAATTTCTGCCATACAGTAGCAAACTGAGATAATTTAACCTCAAATTGGCATACTCTTGTGCCTTTAGGGATAGTTACAGCCTTGAAAGCATATAGTGGTGCTCTCCATTCATCTGTATCACCATTATAAATGGTGTCAATGAACCCAAGACCATTAGCAATAGTAACTCCTAACTTGCTTGGGGCACTATTTCTACTATAAATCTTAGCTACCATTCCTTTGGGAAGTTCAGTTGCAATACCTAACTTTGCAACATAAACCTCTCCTTTCTTTAAGGTCACATCTTCTGCCAAACACAAGTCAAAACAGTCTGATTTATCCTCTCCTGTTCTCACAGGAAAACAACCAGAGGTGATTTCTTTTACTTTTACTTTAATTTTCATTTCCAAAATCTATTTGTTATATCAAATAATTGATTATGTTTTACTTTATACAGTCTTTGATTGGTGGTTCTTTCATTCAATGGACCTAAGAACTCATCATAATGACCTATCTTAATATAATCAAAGTTCTCAAGATTAATTTCATCACTAATCTTGTCTCTTCCACTATACCAAGCAACCTTTAAATCAAGTTCATCCTGTACCCATTTAGCAAGTCTATTGACTCTCTTAGGGTCTGCATCCCCTCCCATAAAAGCTACACAAGTAATACCATCAGCCTCAGTAGCCAGTTGAGTTAGCTTCTCAATAGATAAATCTTCACCTATATCTTCTGCTAAGTAAGAACTGTGACAACCTACACAATGACAAGGACATCCAGATATATTGATAGCTAATGCTATCTCATCTGGAATCTCTGTCATAACTACTTTAGTATCTACATACTTCATACATTCTCTCCTTTTGAATACACTCTCTGAGTAGCATCCCAATATCTGCCTTTATCATAGCCATCTATAGGTCTAAGGAACCCTACAACTCTTGTCCAAGTTCTCATAGGAGAGCCACATTTAGGACATTCATTCATAGGATGTTTAGTAATGAAATGGCATGATTCATTGGTACACTCACTGTTAGGAACATTATAAGTGAAATAAGATGTACCTACCTTTGAGGCATAATCCATCAACTTTAAATACTGTTCCTTACTGAGATGCTCTTCAAGGTTACAATGTAATCCTACACCACCATCAAGTAATCCAGTGAACTCCCTACCATGAAGTTTGAACCTTTCAAGGATACTTGTATTGGGGTTCCAAGCATTATAGAAGTAACTGTTATAAATCTTGGTATCACTGGGAACCCAGTAACCATCTTCTTTATCCCAGTTATAATTCTTTGAGCTTAGTCCTTCTGCTGGCACAAGTTCAGTATTAAACTTGAACTTCTTACTATAATGTAGTTTATTCTGTTCTCCAATAGTTCCTGTAATCATTCTACAGAACTCCATATAATCCCTATTGTAAGATACTTCCATTCCTAAGAATCTTGCAGCCTCATTGATACCATTAATACCAATAGTACAGAACAAGTCTCTCATAGTAATATATCCAGCAGTTGAAGCATTGAACATACCTCTGTCTTCCCATTCATATAGAATGGTCTTATAGGCTATATGATACTTATACACTCTTTCAAGTATAGGTATAAAGTACTCTTTGAACTCAGCAATCCACCTCTCTCTGTCTGGACCATTATAGTGGTCTTTACAGTAGTCTTGAATAATTCTATTCAAGTTAAGAGTAATCACATTACAACTTCCCGTTCTTACACCAGTAAGACCATTAGTGAAACTGAATACATTCTCTTCAATCTCATTTCTTAGTCTGCAACATGATGCAAGTCCATTAGGATTATCACTAATATAAACAAAGAATGAATGTCCCTCACTGTGCATTTCTGCTGTAAAGTCCTTGTATTCTTCATCCACATAGTTACCATCCTTATCAGTCAATAGAGCCATAGTTTCAACAGGGAATGTCAGCATAGCTTTAGTTCTTTCCTCATTGAACCATTTCATGAATTTCTTTTGAAGATAAGATACTCTCTCCCATGAAGGTTGTGTACCATCAGGGAAATAGAAGTCTTTAAATAAAGCCTCCCAGTAATACTTATCATAGTAAGAAATGTTAGTGAAAGGAGATTGCCACCCTCTATTCTGAGCAGGTTGATTGATATAATATACTATAGTCTGAAAAGCTGCTTCAATCTTTTGTCCTATAGTCTTTCTACCTTGAACATGCTCTGAATCTGCATATAAATCTTCTTTCTCATGATAATTCTCACCATAGTCCTTCACACAGAAGTAGTCAAAATAGTTAAAGAACTCCCCAAATGCTACTGCACCTTTGCACTGGGCTGATAATAAGAACACCAGATTATTGAATTGACCACAGAAACTTGAGAGGTGATTAGCTACTTTAGGAGTAACTCCATCCATATCCTTGATACCATTAGTAATAAGGGGATATAATGATACTGCCTCACAATAGTTCTTAGGAACAGCAGAACTTGATTCATCATGTGTATATATAATATGATGTTCCAAATCCTTTTCATAATCCTTAGCTACTTCTGGAAACAACTCATTGAGTTTATCCTTCATTCTTGCTCTCTGAATAATTCTATTCTTAACCTTAGGCACTTCTAATTCCAGAGTTACTACATTCTTCATTGAGATATTTGCATTAGCATCTGTCTCTGATGAAGCTGCTGCATTCTCAGTAGACTTACTATACTTTTCCATATAGTCCAATCTATCCCTTACATCTCTTGCCTCTTTATGCTTCTCCCTATAAATTATATAGGCTTTGGCTGCTCTTGCACAGTTATACTGTATTAAAACTTGCTCTACTCTATCCTGTATATCCTCAACTCCTATTATAGTTGAAGAACCCACAATAGAATGAAGAGCTTCTATAATTGCAAGAGGAGTGAGTTGACCCACAGATTTAAAAGCCTTATCAACTGCATTTATAATCTTTTGAATATCAAACTCTTCCCTACTACCATCTCTTTTAATTACTGTCATGCTGGTACTAAATTCTTTATTTCCATAATACAATCATTTGCCATCACTTCCTTACTATATTTCAAGTTAGGATTAGTAAGATAATAATTTAGGTCTGTTAGAATCTTCCTCCAATCCCTATATATCTTACCTGTTTCATCCTTTAAATCTACCATACCAAAGTTCCCATAGAATTCCCACACAATAGGAGCAATTGTTCTTCTATTGATAACAATGAACTGATAATGCTGAATCTTGAACTCACTGAAATAGGGGTCTCTCTTGATACACTCTTGAAGAATGTATGTATATAGCTTAGCTTGAATATCCAAATATCTTCCAGATAAGTCGTTAATTTATCTGCGTTCTCTTATGAACTGCTATATGTTACCATATAGATGAGACTATATCATCATCCTCAATAATGAGGAGCCTCGCACTTCCACTCACTTGAGTGTACTCCATTTCTGGATAGTCGTTGCACCTTCCTTATTTCTAAGGCTTGGTTCAGGGTTGTCCTATTAGGATGTTCCCTGAGTTCACGAGGTTTTTTATTATTGCAGATTACTCTGCCGAGATACAATATTCTACATATTTATTATATTTTCTTTGGAGATAAATAGCAGCATCTTGATACAAATAGTCAAGTATTCTCTTACATACATTCCTTCCATTATAATGAATTGTAACTGCAATAGTAGATTTTCTATGCTTTAATCCATTATCCACAACTCCCACATTTTTAATTAAATGCTCTTGTATTTTTCTAAGAGGGTTCTCCATACCAGTAACATTAAACTGATAAATTTTACTATTTGGACTTTTTCTATCACTTCTTTTTATAACAGAAAAACATCCATCACCATCATAATACCCCCTTATAAAATGCCTCATCAATTCATTATCTAATTCAGGAATCTGTAGTGTGTAAGTTTTTGCTTGAGTTAATCCATACTCAGATAACTTATCACATAAATGCTGAGAATATAAAGTTAAATTACAATAAGTTTGCTTGTATAATCCTATTGGATTATTAGCTCCTATACAAGATTTGAATTTTTCCATTATTTCCTTATCCTGTTTATGTAATCTGAACTCTATACAGCCTTTATTTGTATGATTATAACCATCTGCTGCAAAGAAACCAAGCCAATATGCTTTTTCTTGACAATTTATACTATCAAAATAATGTTCATTAAAATTATACTTTCTCATAATACATTGATTTATAATTCAATGCAAAGATAAGTAAAATTTCTCATATCTCCAAATTAACAAATAAATTACTTATTTCATATCTCCATTTCATGAATGAATGTTGAAACTCTTCCTCAGGATACCCAGTAGTCTTTAAGTCTATTGGATAGATAATCTTATTATGGTGGTCCACAATAAGTTCATCAAACATACATCTCACTGGTATTCCATTCCATTCAGCTTTGAATTTCAATTGAAACACCTTCTCAATATCATCTCTCCAAGGGTCTATATAAAAGAAGTCCTTGGTTATTGAGTTGGTTCTTAATTCATCAACACACAGAGACACATCATTATAATCCTTCTGGGATAATATAGTCTTGTCTCCTGCCAGTGCAAGTAGTGAATAATACTCATTGCAACTCTCTTTTACCTTCTTTATTCTGGTAGCTTTATAAGAGTCTCCTGCATAATATCCATTGGCTACAGCCACACTACTAATCACTTCATCATCAATAGTATCTACCCTTCTGTGTGTATCTCCATACTTGGAGAATAATACTTTGGTAATACTTATCAGGTTATCTGATAGATTAGGGAATTCACATACAATGAATCTCTCAGCAAAGGCTTGTTCCCCATCAGTAAGCATACAATCCACTGCACTACCAAATAATAATGCTGGACTATCTACCTTATCAAAGAGAGAACTGAGATTTCTCCATCCTTCCCTTTCAAATCTTGATAATGTAGAGTAACTGATTGCAGGGTCTTTCCTGTACTCTTCCTCTGTTACATTCCAAGATAGTTCTTTAATACTCTTCATCATAGTATTCCTCCTCTATGTCTTCTTCCCATTCATTACTGGGAACTTCAAGCTGGGTTAAATATACATCCACCTCAGCCTTTAAATTACTTAACTCTGTCAAGTCTACATCAAGGTACTCCTGTTTAGGATTTTCACTCTTGATATTCTTCCTTGTCTTGAATATTGCTGAATCCACTAAGTCCTTGAGTGACTTAAAATCTCTGCTCTGAATAAACTGTTCACCTAAAGTTATATCACTCTTGGGTAAACTGTTGAGCAATTTCCTCATTCTTTCTATGGCTTTCATCCTTATATCTAAAAATAAAGTTTCTATGAAATTTCCTATCACCATCACATACTCTTTTAATACAACAAGCAGTAGTATTTAAAGAATTAGCTGCATCATTAATCGAAATAAATTCAGCTATAAATTTCATATCTCTACTATACTGTATTACAGGGTGTCCTTGAGATAACTGAATATCTCTCTTATGTTTTTGACTTTTGTTGTAGGAAATCAAATTATCTCTCAACCTATCAAGGGTGATAGGGTTATTTTGGTTCTCTAACGGAGTAACCCATTGCAAGTTAGATACTTTATTATTAGAAGGATTAGTGTCAATATGGTCCACTTGAGGTTTATTATCAGGATTAGGAATAAAGGCTTGAGCTACTAATCTGTGAATCAAATAATTACCTTCTGTAGCATTTTCCCAATCTCTCAATTTAACACTAAGATAACCTACTCTATTATCCTTTATGATGGATAATAGTCTTATTCTCTTCTTACCATGAAATTGAATAGACCTGACATTTCCCATATTAGAGACTTCATATAATTTCTCAAAGCCAACTACAGGTCTCCATTCTTCTTTGTTACCATTCATCTCATTTATCACATCCTTTAGTTCTCTTATAGAATGTACTTCTCTAAATTCATAAGGAAGTTTACCTTCTATAATATTCTGTATAATAACTTTCTTCTTGAGACTCCAAGAATCATTTGGAAATCCTTTGGCTTCTATAATAAAGTTTCCACATATAAAGTCAGGAGTATAATGGACAGACCTTAAAGTTTGTCCATTATATCTTTGAGTAGGTATAAGTTCCAACTTATGCTTTTCATATTCAAAAGGAATATTATTATCCTCCAGATATTTAGCCACACTTCTTTCTAACTGACTCCTATATTCTATTTCTCCTACTCTGACTTTAGTTGCATTGATAATCTTTTTATTTTCCATCTCTCTTAAATAATTGTTTCATAGGGTCTTTCAAGATGTGTTTAGCTGTAAGAGCATCATCCAATGTTCTGAATGCAGCAAAATTCTTGAAGTTCTTGATTTTATTCAAGTCCTTGACCTTTGTTATTTCTCCGTTTAAAGAACTAATAACATAAATCTCCTTACTGTTCTCAATGTGATTATCATATTTTTCATCGAGTACAATAGCTACCTCTCTTAACATAATTGAAAATACAGCAGCAGGATAGATTGTATATAGATTACTAAGGTATTTTCTTAGATTCTCTACATTCCAATGAATTCTGTCAGCAAGATGTTTTATGTAGAAGTAGGGTTCTGTGGGAATTTCTTCATTTTCCACTTCCTTAATTATGCCTTCTTTGATAAGAAATGGAATACTTTCCTCACAGACAACTACAGTGTAAAATGGCATGAAACCATAAGCACTGTTCATTCCAAAGGCAAATGTATTACCCATTTCCACTTCCTTACCAGTCTTCACAAAAATAAGTTTCTTCATACTTTTCTTTTTTTTTAATTAATATTCTTGGAACCAAATGATTGGCTCTCCATATTTTTCTTTAGTTAATTTGCTTACTTCTTGAAATACAGTAGATGGCATCCTTTCCTCTTGCCTTGCATAGTATGCAGGATGCTTCTCTTCCAGTATTATATTAGTGTTCTTATTAATGTAAGGTTTAAGTGTTTTAGCCTGTTCACCAAATAGAACATATATAATACCAGTCTGCCACTCTGATAAATTCTTTAGTAACTTGGTCATGAAAGGTCTCCACATCATTGTGTGGCTACCTACTTTATTCACTTCACAAGTCAGTGCAGAATTAATCATTAGTACTCCTTGTTTAGCCCAACTCTCTAAAGTGTGGTCAAAGATAATACCATTATGTGGAATTTCAAAATTAATGCAAGCCTCTTTAACTATTTCAAGAGAAGGAGACAACTTAGTCCCCTCCTTGTTTCCAAACAGGACACCAGTAGCCACATCCTTTTGTGGATATGGGTCTTGCCCTATCATTACAACTTTGAGATTATTGTAAGGGCATAGATTAAAAGCCTTAAATATATCAGGATATGCAGGACAAAGTAAGTCTCTTTTAATTAAACTTACCTGTCCTACTACCTTATTTAATTCTTTTATATCTATAACCCTTACCCATCCACCAAAATATTCCTCAAATGTCATACTATATAGGTCATTTGTACAACCTCATCAAGGTGCTCCAGAAGGTAATCATTCATAGCCTCATTGCTGAATGTAGAAGGAGTTGGCTTTTTAGGTTTTACTATGAACCTATCAGTCACATCAGCTACTACTATCTCAGGTAATGGTTCAATTACTTGAACAAAGCCATTTTGATTCCTTATAATAGTATTAATATCCTGAGTAGTAACTCCAATGTTATTTGTATCTACCATGATACCCTCCTGTACAAATGCAGGAATGACTGTCTTAATAATACCCTTTTCAACTATACCATTACTTACAAAGACCTGTGGATTCACATAGATTCTACCAGTTTTGTAGTGTAGAATTCTATCCTCCATAACTCCATGAAGTGTGTATAGTATTAATAAGTTATAATCTTTGTCGAGGATATAACCATTACCACCATAATACACCTCACCAGTGTTAGTTGTAATCTTCATAAGCCTGTCTCTTGTATTATTCATCTGGAATGTCTTGAAGATTGAATTTGCAGTTCTTCTTGATTGAGGATAACTATTCTCAAATAAAGCAACAGCCATTTCCTTCAAACTATTGGGATAATTGTAGTTATTCAATAACCCTTCCTCAACCTTGTACTTACACATTAGTGGAACATCAATCTCTGGTCCACTAATATCTACTCTTAAGAATAGATTGAATACATTATGGTTTTCAAATGCAAGAATAGGTTTAATATGGTCTGGGGATTGAATAGCACCTCTATTCAGGAATATATCATGAAGTTGCCTGTTTAATTGTACACTTATTGCCATTACATTTCTACTTTAAAGTACATTGTATCAGCAGAATATTGAGTCATAAAAGGCACATCCCTATCTATAATAGGATTACATTCATTAGCCACAAAGTTTACAAACAGATTAACCATTACTGATGCAATCATATTTGCCATGAATGTTGTCTGTTTGTAGCTACAGATAGTTTCATCTGCTGCTGCATCACTGAACAACCATCTATTCTTATATTCAACTATAGCTCTTTCATCATTGCCTTGAATGGCAAAGACTTGAAATTCTTCTGCTGCCAACCTACCATCAATAAATAACATTCTACCTCTCTCTTCCTCAGGTTTAGCCATTAGTCTATTTTTCCAAGCATCAAAGAATAGTTTCCTTGCTTCCATGTTATCAAAGCCACAAATCATAATATCTGTAGCTTCACTCTCAGCAGTAAATCTTTCTTGATATGCTACACTGTTATAGTAGTTTGCATATACTTGTAACATCCTATGAAGGGAGCTAACCTTTGCTTGTCCTAAGTCACCACTACCATACAATTGACCAGACATATTAGCCTGTTCAACTATATCTGGGTCATATAAATATAGTCCAGCAGGTTTTAGTCTTGCAAGTAGGAAACCAACATAACTTCCAATACCTCCTACACCAGCTAATGTAATAGTCTTAGACTGAATGGCACTATACCAGATAGCTCCACTGAATCTACTTGTAGCTTCATCTACAAGCAAACTACCTGAATTGGGTGGAATCACTACTTCCTCAGCAGCTAATGCAGCTTCAAGTAATGCCTCTCCTTGTTCATCAATCTCTACTGGAGCATCCTGTAGAGTCCCTGAATGAACAGTCTCCAAATGTTCATCAACCATTTGGTTTATAGCACTTTCTAATACTTCATCTTCCATAATCAAATAATATAATCATCCATTAATTTGATATAAACACTTAACCAAGGATTCTTTGGTAATTTCTCAAGCTCTTCTCTTACATCATGTGCCAATAATGCAGCCATAGTAGAATCATCATTATTAATAACTGCCATGACATCTCCATCATAGGTATAATTAATAAGATAATCTACATAGTTTGATGCAAAGTATTCAAACTCTTTGACACTTCCAAATCTCCTTCTATAAAGACTCTCCATAGAATTAGCCCACTTCTTGACATCAACTGCACTTTCATTTGAAATGATAATACTTGATGTAACAAGTTGCCTTACAATAGATTGCACTATGTCTTCATCTACTGTTACAACACCATAAGGAATGTCAAGATTCTCTTCCTCAGGCTGGTCAAAAGGCAATTCACCTTGTTTAACAGGTAATTGCTTAGCTTCATTAGCTTTATACCAGCCTCTTCCTTCTTCCCCATAGTATTTATCTTTATCCATAGGAAATGTACTCCCCACTTCCTTGGTTGGGGCAATGTTCTTTCCATAGTTACCATATTGAGGATAACCACCTTTATATACAGGAGTAATAGCCTTCTTCTTAGACTCTTTGATTTCCTTAAGCCTCTCCATCATTTCAGTCTCAAAGTCATCAGTTGCATCCTCAAATACTATATCCAAATTGAACCATTCAAGTTTCTCTTCTTCAATATCAAAGGTCTCTACTCCCTCTCTCACTTCACCATTCCAAGTAGGATAAGTGTATTTCTCAGATACAGTCTGTACACATTTGTACTTCCTTGTAACACCAGCAGTATATTTACCTGCATTATTCACAATTAAGGATACAAAGTGAGCCATATCATTACCTTCTGCACTCAGGGTGGCTGTGTCAGTACCACTAAAGAAAGTAGCCATATTATTATGACTATGGATTAATCCTTGGTATATTTCCTCTTCCAATAATTCAGGATGGTCTACCATATATGTAGCTACATCAGGAGATACATTGAACTCAGTATATGTACTTGTACCAATGTCCATTTGGAACAAATCTACACATCTAATAGTTAGGGACTTATCTTCAAAAGCTCCCTCAACTTTATAGAACAAGACACCTGACCATTCTACATCCCAAATGTTCTTGCATAAAAATCTTATCTTTTTCTCAACCTCTGCTGGGATGACAATCTTAAATATATCCTGTCTGTGGACTAACTCCAGCACTGGTTTCACTTCTTTCTTCTCTTCCATATCCATAATTTAATATTCTCAACATGCTACATACAATAGCTTCAATATATTGTAAATTCAGTATCCTCGTTCTATTAAGAGACTCCTCCTCTGAGGATAGTACTCCATCAATAGTCAAGGTAATTTCCCTACCTTTGAATGTACAGATTTTCTTTCCTACATATCTCTGATAGTCATCACTACTACCCCTTCTTACTGCTCTTGGTATATAGACTTTACCATTGGTTATAATACACTCCTTGATAATATCATTACTAACAAGGTCAGTATAACTAATATCAAAAGTATGCTTGTTATATTCAGTATTATACCAGCTAATAAATTCATTACTGATAAGAACCACTGTATCAATGAAGGACATTCCTATCCCATAACTTCCATTACTATAGTTGAACCTAATCTTCTTAGTCTCCAGAAGGTATTTAATGAATAGCTTGAATTGCTCTCTTCCAAAGGCACTATTCCAAGGAACCACACCTCTAAGAGATTGCATAGAGAATTTATCTTTAGCATCTCCCATCTCTGGTGCAGTAATATTCTCAAGTCTGTGGTATGGAACTCCATCAATAGATTCTACTCTTACATACCTATCAAGCTCCAGACATAATAACTGCCAAATGGCTTCATCATATCCTATAGCTAATGTAGAAAGAGAAGAATTGATAGGTCCTCTACCAGTACAAGGTGTTTGGAAATTCTCAAAGTTGTTTCTTGGAATAGAAGATACATGACTGTGCATATACCCTCCCTTAAAGTGGTTTAGTGGATAATTAGACCTGTTCACTCCAAAATATCCCTTACCTTTTCCCTGCCAATTAAATGGAACTTTAAGCCATAACTCCTTAATATCAACATACTTATCATACTCATTTGTAATCCTTACTGTAGGAAAATAAATAAGAATAAATAAGCCATTGAACATAGTATTAGCAATCTTCTCCTTTATTATTGGCAAGAAATATTTAGCCAATGCAGAGTCACTTACAACAGTTTCATTATTAGCACCTTCTGCTGTCCAAAAGAGATTTATTATATCTCGGTCCTCTTTATTCATATTTTGGTAAGCAGAAGAATCTACTATATTACTCCATTCCATGAATGTTCCCAAGGGAGTTACACTAAGGTATGTATATAATCCATCCTCAGTAGGAAAACCCTGCATATCTACTCTCCCTTCACCAAAGAAGTCTTGAAAGAACTGTAGGATTTGATTTGGTCTTTCCATGATACTATCATATAGTTCATGGACTTGTTTCTTTATTTCTTCGGTCATTGCATGATAAAAAAAATGAGGGGGAAGGCTTATTCAGCCTCCTCCCTCACTGGTTTCTACTTAATGAACAAAATCAAACATCTTGTTTATTTCTGACCTTGACATCTTTTCAGGTTCTTTGTAATCTGTACCTTTCAGTTCAGCCATAGCTCTGTTATAGGTAGCTTCTTCGATGGTATCACTACCATAAAGACCTTCCAACAGAACTTCTAATGCACCTGCAACATTACCTTCAGGAATTGAACTTTCCTTAGATATTTCTACTTCCTTCTTCTCTTTTACAGGAGCACCTTCACCCAACAGGTCAATCAAGTCCTGAGTTTTACACATAGTGAAGTTCTTTCCGAACCTTTTTACACACTCATCCTGCAAGCCTCTTGCCTTGATTGCATTGTAGGCTTCTGCCCTTGACATAGCACCAGACTTGATTTTCTTTTCAGGTGCAGTCAGCAGGAATGTCAAATCATTTACTACCTGTCCTTTATAAGGAATGTTGGTAGGAAGGATAGAAGCATCATCTTTCAATTCTGCTCTCAAATGACCTTCAAAGAATGTCATTCCTTCATATTCAATACCTGCTTCTCTCATTTCTCTTTTCAACTCACCCAGTGTAGTTGCAGTAGATGCTTGAATAACTTTTTGGGACTGAGTTTTGTTGTTGATGATGGTTACTTTTCTAAATTCCATGATTTTTTTTTTAGTGATAAAACATTACCTATTAAATAGGCTTAAAATTATTTCTCTGAATTGTTCTTTGTCTCCTATTGTTTTATAGAGGTCTGAGACATCTTTTCCTCCTTCAAAATGTGGCAATACTATGTTAGTGAACCCAGTGGATGCTGATAGTTTCTCTCCATCTATGAGACCAGCTTTATCATTATCCAATAAGATAAATACCTCCTTGTATCTTCTTTTGAGTTCATTAACAGCAGTATCACTAATACCATAGCCCTCTCCTTGAATAGCCAATGCTGGTATCCCAGTGTTTGCCCATAGACATAAAGCATCTTTCATTGAGGAACAGATACATATCTTATCCCCAAATTCAGGTACTTTAGTCCATAAGCTAATTACTGACCTATCATGCCTGTTGGACCACTTATATCCTTTCTGATTGAATGGTTGATATATCTTTAAAGTGACTTTTCCTTCCTTATATTCTACATAAGCATAAGCATATTTATCTGCTGGGAAGACCATTCTGTTCTCTCCTTTTATGATTATTTTATAGGATATAGGATAAATGTCAGCATATTTCAACCACTCTAAAGTGATACCAAATGAAGCCCAATACTCAAGGTCATACTCTCTCCATTCCCTTGTCTTACATTGTAAATCAAGGTTAGAACTGTACTCCTTAGTAGTGACAATCTTAGGTTTACCTAATGCACTATAGCCATTAGTCTTAGTAATCTTGGGTAAGTCCTCCCAAACATGTGCAAGCACATCATTGTAACTCTCCCCCCAATACTTACCTAATAAATCAAATGTTCCTCCTCTATCTTTTGTAGCCAAGTCTGTCCAATGTATCTTCTGACCATCTATGCTATAAAAACCAAAGGATGGATGGTTATCAGGTCTTAATGGACTTGATATAATTGTTGGTATCTTGTCTACTCCAAAATAATAGTTCAGAATATCTAACTCTGATACCTTTGATAAAATCTCTTCTAATCTGATATTAGGTTTACCAATACTAATAGCCATAATTCTAAATCTTTATGTTATTAACCCCAAGGAGTTGCTGTAGGAGCTGTTGCTGCTCCTAATGGGTCATTGTCAGGTGCAGTAAATGAAGTAGCTTCTACTACATTTTCATGCAAAGGTTGTGTAGAGAACTCTGTATTAGGAGCACCACCTGCATTCTGAAACTCAGTGATTGCAGCATCAATCCTACTGTAATCTGTTACAGCATTCTTAGCAAACTTCCTTGTAAATACAGCCTGATACTGTCTTGTACCATTCTCATTATCTACAGTTCTGATACCTACTGCACCTTTAACTGTATATGCTGCAGCAAGAGTAACAAGCTCTTTAAGCTCTTTTACATCACCCTTGAACAGAGCTGCCATATCCAGAGAAACCTCACTGTCAGAGGGGTCTTCCTTCATAATCCACTTACCATCTTTATAGTTGGCAGGATTAGGAATATTCAACCACTGAATAAGGAAGTCAACCAAGAATTCCTCACCCTGCCATGCAGGTCTATAGTCAGCACTGATATTGGCTGGTCCAGAAGAGTATTGTGGAATAGACTTGGACTGTACTTCTTCTTTTGTAGCCCATGCAGTTCTACCAAACTTATCAATAATCTGGCATTTACCACTTGTCTGACCAACCTTATAATCCTTAGTCAATATAAAGCTGATAGGAATAAGCAATTCAATACCATTGTTCAACTTAGCATCAGGAGCAGTCTTTGCATAGAATACCACCCTTACCTGTTCCTTACCTTCATCAGTTTTACCAACATATTCAGGGTCATTCTCAATCTCTCTACCTGTGAGAGCTTCTAATTCTGCCTTAGTAGGATTTACAGCTACAATATTGAATGCAGCCATACCTTTGTACATCTTGAAAGAACCTTCAACTGATTCTTTACCTACCTTAACAGCCATGAAACTTTTGTTTAAATTCTTCATCTTAAATTACTGATTTTACGTGATTAATCTTTGAAAGGCATTTCATCTGCCACTTCTCCAAATGGATTTGCAGGTGCTGCCTCTTCTGCCAATGCAACTGCCTCAGATGCAGGTACTTCTACCTCTCCTACAACCTCTTCTGAAACTTCTCCTTCTGGAGCTGCTTCTGTTGCCTCTGCTACTGCCATGATACCAGCAAGAACTTCCTCAGAAGTGAAACCACCAGTCATAGTCTTGATAGGAGCTTCAAAGCCTTCAATGGCTTCATTGATTACACCCAGTTCTTCCTGTGCTTTCTCAATCTTCTCTACCAGTTTGTCCCTTTTGGTTCTCAAACTCTTAGTGTTCTGGGCTGTTCTCTTTACAATAGCCAACTCAAATCTACTTAACTCTTTCATAATGTTCAATTTATAAAAATTATTTGTCTTTGCCCTATTTCATTGGGCTTACTTTGAAGTTTATTTATGGTGTATTTCTTTTCATAATATCCTAATGCTTCCATAAAGAAAGGCTCAAACATTCCATTCTTTAAAAGGAAAGTAATGAATACTGTTGTTTCATAATAAGGTTTATCATGCTCCAAACAGTAATTCATTAATAGAATATTTACATCCATTTCAGTCAGTCCACCAAAGGCTACAAGCCTACTAATCCTGACTACTTCATCCCTACCCATAGTATTCCTGTGCTTTCTCAACTACAAGACCCAAATCATTGGGAATATATAGAGGAAACATACCAACAGGACTCTTTGCAGGATATACTCCATCATCATTAGTTACAAATTCTCTGATGGATTTCTTCTCTTTGGAATCAAAGGAAGATTTACCATAAAGAACCACTTCAAACTTACCCTCAGGAGTAATATATGAATCAACCATGTTACCAGTACTCTTATATTTATAAGAGATACTATCACCATTCTTGTCTTTATACTCTTCATAGTGAGCAAGACAAATCATGTTCTTATTCTCTGGTACAAGATTGATTGCATCAAAGATTAATCCCATGCCATAACCAATCTGCTTAGGAGTGTCCCAACCACCTTTCATAGCATTCTTCATATAGAAATCCTGACTGATATAGTTCATATCATCAAGTACTATATTAGTGAAAGGAGAGTGAGGGCTGGCTAACATTTCAATGATTTGAGCAACTTCTTTTGCATCATTGGTTATAATTCTGTTACCCTTACCAATCTCTTTGAGAGTAGTAACTTGGTACTTACTTCCCCCACCTCTAAAAGGTAGGGGTTTATTCACACAACTTATCAAATAAGTCACTTTAGGGTCTAACCCTTTCAATCCAAGCTCTGGTATCTCTCCAATAGAGGTTGATTTACCAAAGCCTGACTTAGCTAAAATCAATGCTTTCATTCTTCTTATTTAAAAATTTAGTCTGCAAAGGTAATCAATTTAATCAACCTATGCAAATTCATCTTCCACTTCCTTATTCTGGCTTTTCTTATAGAGACATTCATGAAAGTATAGTTAGTCCTCCTTCTTACAACTGTCTCAATATATTCAAGACACCTTTCCAGTTCAGGCTTATTATTGGGTAGTGGAAGCTCAGTAAATGTACTCACTGCTCCATCAAAGAACAATGGACATATTTGACCTCCTGCTCCATTATCTCTATCCTCAATAACCTGCATAAACCTTATATTGTTTTTGAATTTGGTCACATCATAACCTTCATATTCCCTTAGACCATACTTAAATGGACTATATAAACCAAGCACCAGATTTGCATCTCTGGTAGTAGTCTTACAATCTGCAAGACCATCTGATGAAGGCATCATCTTATTCAACTTCTGATTCTCAATTCCTTCCTGAGCCTGAGCTTGATGCTGGATTGCAGTGATATTGAAATCAAATTGGTCTCTCTGAGTGATGAAATACTTACTCATCTTCTCAATAGTCTGCATTTTGTTCATACCACTTTCTGACATCAGATTTGAATAGTTGTCTAAGATAATTTCAACATATTCATCCTTGTCATCTGGTTCATAAAAGTCTATAACCTCTCTTTCCTCCTCAAGTCCAGCTTCATTCTTCATGATAACCTTCTTGAAGTGGAACTTTCCTCTACTCAAAGCAAAATTCCTACAATACTTGTTGATTCCTGTAGGATTTCTCTCAGAGTCAATATAGATTATAGTCTCCTTGAACTTCTGAATATATGTTACATACCTTTCAGATGCAAGTAAGTCTAATATCTCTTGAGGAACTGGTCTATCAGCAGAAGTACTCTTCAAGTCAGTTGGACTTATTCTTATTCTATCAAGCCTGAATAACAGGTGACATAAGAATTCATAGAACTTTTCTTCCTTACCCATTTCAAGGGTAAAATAGAGTATCTTCAACCTTAGTTGGTCAGGGTGCTCAATTGCATAGAAGAAGGGTTCATAAACAAGCATATAGTCAGCAAGTTTTGATTTTCCTCATACCACTATAGTTTTCACTACACATGACTTTAACCACAGTTGAAAGCCACAGCAAAGCATCATGTTTTGTGGTCTGGACTATGTCTTCATCCTATTATTAAATAGGAGCACCTGCATTTAGTCTCTGGGGCTGAATCTATACTCAAGGTATAGCCTATGCCTCCTCAAGTTGGCATATCAATTTCTTGACTTAGCTTCCGAGGATATTCAGGTGTTACATCTATAGATTACTCTATAGTAGGGCAGTGCCTATAATTATTGTATTTGGTATTTTGTTTGTTAGATTTAACTTCAAGAGGTGATAACTGCTCAAGTTTATAAGAAAACCTATAGCCCTTACATTGTTGATAAGTTCCATTAGTTACCCTACATATACTTGAAGGAGAGATACCTAATTTAGTAGCTGTATCTTTCAATCCCAAAGGATTTTCAAATAACAGATTTCCATCTAAGTCATAAACATACAAAGTAACAGGGTTAAAATTAAAATCAAGTTTTCCTTCTTGATGTAATCTTCTCCTTGTCTCTCCCTGTTTTATCCTTGACTCTTTGGATAGGATATTCCTTTCTACTTTCTTAGTAATATTATATTCTCCTCCTAATAAATCTAAACAGTATTGTTCTCTTTCAGTCAATATAGATTTATCACAAAACTCTAATATGAACCATTCAAAACTTTCTTCACCATATTTATTCCAAGCACTTTGCAAATGAGCATTTTCATGCTTATTATGTCTTAATAAGGCAAAGTGTTTCAATAACCTTTGATAAAGATTCTTTGAACTTCCTATGTAAGTTTTATGATTCAACTTATTTTCTATACAATAAATACCTGATACTTTTAAATCTCTTGTTATTTTCTCCATATTATAATATATTTGTCAGTGCAAACATAAAACAATATTTCCAATTACACAATAGATTAAATAAATTAGTTAGCTTTTACCTTTTGATTTGCAGTAATAATGTTATACCTTCTTTTCTCTATTCCGGGGAGCCACACTCTTAATCTTGGGAAAGACAATGGAATACAATTTATCTTGCCATCCAATATTCTCTGCCTTCGGAGTATTAACTTCTCCAGTGCCCTATCAAATGAATCCTTCTCTTCCATAGCTTAAACCAATGTAGTTGTCCAATTATCAGTAAGGGAGTCTGTTTGACCTTCATTCTCAATATAGTTAGCCAGTTCTGAGATAGGCACTTTAGTACCATCCTTCACTTCTTCTTTCCAAATGAAATATTGAAGTAATCTCATGAACTTATATTCCCCATTGAAGCCAGAAACATAGGCTTGAGTTGCATTAATGATTTGTTCATCAGTGTAATCATTCCCATACTTCTTAAAGAAAGTCTGTAACTTCCTCTTAATGTCAGTTTTATTCCCTCTCCAATACTGATTGTTAAAGTTCTTTCCTTCTGGATAAATGGATTGAAGTTGAGGTACTAATGCTTCAATTCTTTGATTGAAGTCATCAGTCCCCACAGACTTATCAGAGTCAAGAATGATATTATTTACCACATTATTCCCTGTAGAAGTAACAAATAACCCTACAGGAAGATGTGTTTCCCTATCATAACTTGTACTAATAAGTCCTTTTTTCTTCAACTCACTTTCAGCAGCATTGAAATCTACATTGTTTTGAATGGCTATCATAAGTAAGACCTCTCCAAGAGAAACCCCACTCTTTTTAATAACCTTGTCATTCAATGAGATTGTCATACTACTCTCCAATCAGCAATTCAACATGAGCTTCCTCAACTTTCACAGTCTGTTCACAAGCCTCCACAGATTCATTCACAAGTGCAGCACAGTTCAAGAAATATTTCTCAATTTCTCTGTAAACCTTTGCAGCAGTAGCAAATGCTTTACCTTTTGCTCTGGATTCTGCAATCCTCTTACCTACCTCTTCATTGAAGGCATCTTCCTCATTGCATCTTGCAATAGCTCTTACCTTGAATGTGCCACAGAGGTCTACAAGTGGAAGATTAGCCCACATTTTGGGATAAATATCAATCCATGCAGGATGTTTCTGCAACTGCATATCACACTCCAGAACACAAACTACCACCTTCTTCTCAGGATTTACAATGTAGCTTGCTTTAGTAATTTTAACTCTGTTTCTCATACTTTTATTTCACTCAAATTTGTTTTCATAACCAACTCTGGATTATAGTCCTCAAGCATCTTCTCAACCAACTCCTCTTCCCTTGTACCACTAAAGTAAGGGATGATAATAATAGGGTCTTTGTGCCTGAGTATTCTACCCAATCTTTGTTTGATGATAATATCACTGCTGTTCAGATTAGCATATAAACCAACTCTGCAATCTACAAGGTTCATACCTTCATTCAGCATATTACATGCTGTAATGTGGTCCAACTTCTTGTGATTAAACATATCAAGTACCATAGAGGATTCTTTGTTCTTACTGTTAATACAGTTTTCCCCTAATATTTCTGTCTGCTCAATAGAGCTACAGAATGTGAGTACCCTCTCTGATTTCAGCTTCTCCAGAAGAGATAAGATAATAGGGTTCTTTAATTGTGAAAGGAATTTGAGCCTTTGACCTGCAAGGAATAACCATTTTGTCTTTACTCCTTCATTTCTTGTTCTCATATATTGCCTCTTCCAGAACTCTATCTTGTTTCCTAACTCTATCACATACTGTAATTCAGTACATTTAATATGCACTTGAATAGATTTATCCTTAAGATACTGCCATCTGTCCTTATACAGACATTCCCTGACAATCTTAGCCTTAGGATGCTCAATCACAGTATGTACAGCATGTGTATTATCAAGTTCAAGAGGGATAAGGAACACTCTTGGGTCAGGAAGGATTTCATTGTCTATAGCCTCCTTCATCTTCACTGTATAACACTGAAAATCAGGAAACAACTGACCAAGTTCCCACTTCATATCTCTGGTAACTGTAGCTGAAAGCATGATAGAATGATGTATCTCCATTGTAGATACAAATTCCCTACATCTTTCTGACATGTGTTGCACTTCATCAAAGATGACTACATCCCATTCTTCCTCTACATGTTTATTCAATCCTACATAAGTACTGAAATACACTCTTTCAAGCCAAGATTCTAATCCCCACTTAATAAACTCTTCTTTCCAGTTGTTTATCAAGACTAATCTTGGTATTACTACAAGTATGCTACTGGGATTATCTCTTAAAGCCAAATCAATACCTATCTTACTTTTACCAAAAGAAGTTGGCAACTCACAGAGTATAGAATTACTCCTTATATTCATTATCTCTTCCTGAGCCTGTTCTCTATCCATATCTCTTTACTATATTCTTTAGTTTTTCTACATATTGCGGGTCTTCCGCATAACCTATTTTAATCAAAAATTGATAGTAATCATCCGGGGGTTTGTATCTATATTGTATGTAATTGAGATAGGCAACCACACTCTCACTCCAGTGGTCAAACTTGTAATAATCACCTTTGTAACTATTGTAGAGTCCAAATAAGTTATTGTACTCTTTGCAGACCTTAGACCTGAAATGACCTGTCTCAAGAATAGCCTGAGCATATACAATGTTCTTATGTTTAACATTATAATACTCTAAAGCCTCCATAAGATAATCATCAGGAGCTTCTGATAGTAAGAACTCTGGTTGTTCCAATCTCAATACATCCACCTTGTCAGGTTCCTTGTGCTCCTCTTGATAGTCTATATAGTACAAACCATATAGACCACCAATAAGTAAGAGCATGAGAATATTAATTACTTTTTGTTTCATACTATAACTTGAAAGAAAGCTCTATATTTCAGTGCATAAGAGCTTTTTAATTTTAATCACAATCTTTCCTACATAAGTCTCCCCCTTTAAACTTGGGATATACTTAACAAGATACATTTCTGGCTTCATATTGGAAAATATGAAATATGCTACAAGAAAAGTCAAAAACAGTAAAATGTTAAGAACAGGAATTTGTTCAACAAGAATAATCATGATAAAAAACCACAAGGGTATTCTTACCTCAGACTCCTCCACAACCTTCATCCCATGATAGCATTTAAAATGGGTATCTTTCATAATATCCACTATTATTATAGTAAGAATTATACCAATAATAAACCAAGTCATGACTATTTACTTATGTCTTTAAATATTGTAGGAACTTGACCATATACTGGTAACTTTCCATCCCATTTCTCAATCCACATCTTCTCAAGAATTGCTGGAGTAAGAGCTTGTTCTCTAAGTTGATTAGCTTCCTTCTCAGCCTTAGCAGCTACAATTAACTTCTCTGCCTCAGCCTTAGCTACAGCTACTTCATTCTGCACTCTCATTGCTTCCTGCACAGCCTTATTCTTGGCATTTACAGCATCTACAATGGTCTGAGGATATTTGAGACCAGATGTCAACTGTTCCAACTGAAAGTTTTCCTTATGCAATGCTTCACTAAGATGTTTTTCAATGGATTTCTCTATACTATCTCTATGACTTACTATATAATCAGTAGTAAAACTATTGAGCTGTATTCTAAAGGCATCCTTTACATAGTTAAGCAGAGTTCCTGTAATAACATCATCAAGCTGCTTTCTGTACTTCTTGAATACTTCTGGAGACTTACCATCCATAATCTTCAAGGATACAGTAGGGTCAACTGTAAACTCAGACCCATCTTGGGCATTAACTGTAAATGGAGCATAATCTACTGTTCTTACATAAGTAGGATACTCATATATCTCAGTAGTAAAAGGATTGTACCACACTCTACCAGTGACAAGAGCAGCTTCTCCAACTCCCTTATCATCCCCATAAAGGCTTACTTTAATACCTTCATGTCCAGCATCAATTCTCTCACAAGATGATAGACTTATCATCCCTATAAAGGCTATTAACAGCCCAATTAAAAACTTACTTTTCATGTTTTCTTTTTAAATTTATTGTTGTAAAACATTTGGTCTTGTAGGAAACCAAGAATATTAATACTAATAAGAAGAACCCTACAATGTTCTCCATTGTGTTGGCTTGTGAAATCATCTCAAAAGATAAGTTAATTCCTAATATGAATGCCACTATCCATATTGAACCTTTAATTATATTCATCATAAATTCTAATACTTTGTCCATTCTAAATCAATAGGTATCTTCCAAGAATCTCTCATAGACAAGTGAACTCCATCAAACTCTTTATGGAACCTGCTTGTTCTTGGAAACTTGAAACTTCTATAGGTATTCTTTGGTTTTCTTCTTTGCCCATTTCTCCACTTCTTTTTAGTTAAAACTCTCCCTTTACTCATGTTCCAATAGTTTTATGTAAGTTCTTCCACCATCCTTATCATACCATAGCAATAGTATATACTTGTCATAGCTTGTGACTAAATCAAAATAAGGGTGATACCTAATAAAAACACTTATTAGTAGGATTGCAACATACAATCCTACTAAGATTGACACAAATAACATACTACCTACACTATAAATGATTTAATTATCCAATACAGCATAGGTGAAACTTACTCCACCAAGCTCTTCACATATCCTTTTGAGATGTGCTTCAAGCCTCTGTTTCTTAGTAAGTTTCTCCCAATCTCTGGGTTTAACAAAGTGAGGAGCCTCTTTCCCTGTCATGTAGTCATAAGCATCCATACTAAGGTTGAGAGATTGACCAGCAGGTTTACACTTTCTGGTTTTTACAGTAATAGTTTGAATATCCTTCTTACCATCACTCTTCTTACCTTCTACTCTCACAGAGAAAGTATCATAACCTGTGCCTACTTTTTCTTCCTCAAGAGCTTTAGCCTGCTCTTGGCTATACATAACACTGCCTCGCAATGTTACAGATAGACTTACTTTGATTTCATTATTCATCTTATTAATCTTTGTTATCAAGCATAGCTCCCATAAGAAGCATACCCGACATGGCTTCTGGACCTTCACCTGCTAAATTCGTAGCTGCAATACCTACAACAATCCTTTGCTGTTGTTCTGCAATGAATTTCTGCAAGTCCATAGGCAGAGTACCAAGTAGATAAGCAATTACAATAGCCTTACTTTGGTCATCTTTTAATCTTTTCAATTCAATCAGGCAGTTATCCAATACATCTTCTGCATCAGTATCACCTGTCTTTTTACCAAGGTCAATTACACCTTCCCTCAAATTATCCATTACTTCTTTAGGAAGTGGATTGTTAAGACCTAATTTTTCTCTCATGCTTTCTGCGAAGCTCTCAGCTCCACTCTTTCCATTTTTCATTGTTGTTTTTTTTTAGTAAAACATATCTTATTATCACATGAATGTGTATAAAAGAAAAGGCTACCAGTAATTAAACTGATAGCCTTTAAAAGATAGAATATTCTACAACACCTTTGAAATTGTTGCCCCTAAGGACATAAGTTTATTTAAAAAATCTACTCCTTTCTTACTTTAATTTACTTTTCTTTTATGTATAATATTGAAGTAAGTGTTGTATATCACTAATCTTTGTGTGGGGATGAAAGGACTCGAACCTTTATTTGATAGTACCCAAAACTATTGTGTAAACCTTGAAGTAACTCTTATAATACACTACCCCTTCGGGAGAACACTCACAAGAGGATAAAACTTGCTTTATTTCACCACATCCCCATTTAAAATAAAAGACATCATAGAATAGCGCAAAGAGTGAATCTGCCAATATTTATAAACCATTATGAAGTAACTCTATGCTTCACTAATGATGTCTTTTATAAGAAAATGCCATAGAACATTTAACAGATTGTATAAATCGAGATAAATTAAAAATTTATTGATGTAAATCTGTAACACACTAATGGCATTATTTTATTGTTCCTCAAACTTATTCTGCAAGCCTTCTAAAGCTGCAATATAAGTCAAGAAATGCTCTGACCAACCTGAAATCTCTGCTGTGTATCTACCTCTGTAATTCACTCCTTTTGTGTTGGCTGACACATCACAAATGTAATTGTAAGTACCAAAAGGCTCAGGAAGGATAGACGTATTATACATGTGGTCTATATCCTGTGAATCTGAGAAAATGATGATTCTATCAAAGTGGACATCTTTAAACTTAGCTTTACACCAGTCTAAACACTGTTTGGTGAATATACCTCCACCTCCAATATTATTTCTTGTGTCCATGATTTGCTTGAATACACCAAATCCCTTTTGAGGATACTTGATATGCTCAGATGCTTGCTTTCTTAGAGCATCACTACCTGCTGTAGCCACAAGTTCATAGTCCTCACATTGATTAATGGCTAACATAGCCATTGCACATGCTTGGTCCATTCTATTGAACTGTGACCCACCAGAAGTAAGGCTACCCATAGAACCACTGACATCTACTATAAACAGGGTTTTACCCGGAAGTTTAGGTAGATTCTTATATGATTCCAACATAGCATCTTCAATATCTCTACTAAACTCAGGATTCATTCTTTCAGCTTTCAAGAAGTCAAGAGGCAATAACATTGATGATTTGAGTTTTGTCAATCCCTCAACAATAACTCTCCTATCAACATCAGCCTTCTTCATGTTATTTATGTTTCTCAACATAGCCAGACCACCAATCTTATTCTCAAAGATTAATTTAGTCCAAGTCTCTTTCCTATCTTCACCAGCAGACAATAACACTTCCCATGTTTCAGGTGGTGTGAGAGTTCTGTCAGCTACTTTCTTGAATAACTTGGTTTCATAATCATTGTTTGGCTTAGGTCTGCATAAGAACATAACATCTCTCAGCTTAATAGCTGCATTCCTGTCATATTTAGCCAACTTGTATTCATTGAAATTATGAAAGGCAGCACTTAATCCTTTCTTAGCTTGGTTACAGATAGGCTTTTTACCATCCTTCCAATATAATGCCAAGAAATCTGTCAGCATGTCAGCCCTTGTAATAATCTTAGGCAACAAGTCAGCTACAAATAGCTTATGTTCAGGATATTTACACATTTCCACTGCTATAAACAGTGGTGTGTGTCTCAGCTTTTGCATTAATCTTGCTTCAAGAGCAATATTATACACATCAATGGCAGGACACAAAGGTATTAATCTCTTGATTTCTTCTGCCACTTTAATACCATCCATATATGCAACATCTTCCCAAAGAAGATTAGCTAATACAGCCCTTCTCAATAAGGCTACATCACTCTGTTTAGCTGCCAATGCACCTGAACCACCAGCCAGTCTTTCTGTATCCAACTTTGAAGTTGGCTTAATGTTTGGATTTAATTTAGAACACATACACTAAAATTTAATCTTGTTTATTTTTCACTCTGCAAAGATATGTCAAAGGTTTCATATATGCAAATATATTTCCACCTTTAACATTCTTTTGTTATTTAATACCAAATCTCAGGCAAATAATCATTGCCATAATCAAATGTTGTTTTCATCTAAATCAGGATGTTTAAATATTAAGAATCTGCAAGCACAAGCTACTATTAAATGTTGTACACCTATTGCAGCCAGTACTCCTATTACTATTAGGTTCCAATCAGGTAATGATTCCCAATTAAATAACCATAATGCACATAAGAAGAATGTTATCCATGTAGTACTACAATAGATACAGAAACCAAGAGGATAAGCAATGAAATCTAAGAATCTATGCCATATATTAGGTGTATGACACCCATCTATATCACAATACATCTCTGATTTCTTTACCCATTTCTTGAGTATTACATACCACCAGTGGAATATCATATCTTCCACCTTTAAACAATTTCTGTAGAAGATTCCTAATAATCCTCCTACTAATCCCACAAGGATAAATTCAAATACAAACTGAGTCATGTTTTTTTTTAGTTCAACATTTATTATCTCTTCTCAAGTTTAGTTTCAACAATAAT